AAAATCATATCTAATATTTTATAATTTGTATGATAAAGTTTCTTACAACTGGAAAATTAAAAGATCACATATAGCAAAGACTAATGGTAAAAAATCTTCCGATGTATTAAAATCCGTTGAACTAAAACCACTGTCTTCCGATATCCAAACTTGGTTTAAAGAACAAATTGACGCCGGTAAATACAAATGGCAAATTCGTAAAGAATTACAAAATGTATTTGGATATGGTGAAAGAAAATATTATCAACTTTGTAAGTTAATAGGAGTACCAAACGAAAATCCACAAACGGGAAATTTAAATTCTATGTACGGCCGCAGTCCAGCATTGTCGGCGGGAAGTGGAATCTCTGGGTGGATACTTATTAACGGTCATAAAGTACATTTTAGAAGTATGTTAGAGTTACGAGTATATTTGTATTTAGATTTAAATAATATTCGGTTTGTATTATCTACACATAGAATACCATATTCATATAAAGAAGCAGATAGAACCTATTGTCCTGATATAGTGATTGACAATACAATATATGAAATAAAGCCATCTAAATTAACTTCTAATGAAGAAGTACAAACAAAATTTATTGCATTGCAAAATTACTGTCGTGAACGAAATCTTTTCGCAGACTTCATAACAGAACATACATACAATTTACCAATACTAACTATTCAGTGGATCGATGAATTAATATCTCAGAATAAGTTAGCAATCAGTGAAAAAAATTACACTCGACTAATAAAAAACATATGATAATTGAAATCCGAGAAGTTAAAAAACTGTTATCCGAAGGAAAGACGGTTAAGGTAAAAACTAGAAATGGTACATATTCACCAATTTCTAACTACATAGAGAAAGGAATACTTGATACATTTTTGGTTACTCTAGAAAATTCCTATTCCATAAAAACATCAAAAGAACATAAGTTTTTCACAAATGCTGGTTGGGTTGAAACACAACATTTACGAGTTGGATTACACTCGGTTTTATGTGATGATGGGACATATTCTAAAGTTGTGTCCGTAGAATTTATCGGTCAATATCCAATTGTAGATATTACTGTGGATGATGATGAACATGCGTATTTTGGTAATGGCATGTTAAATCACAATTCAGGTAAGAGTTTGTTGGCAGCACATATGATGGCAAATGTTCAACGTGAAGGTGGTGTATCTGTGTTAATTGACACAGAAAATGCCGTCAACGCAGAATTTTATGAAGCCATTGGTCTTGACTTCAATAAGATGGTATATGCTCAACCAGAAACTTTAGAAGACATTTTCATAATGATCGAAAAGATCATTGAAACGGTACGTAAAGGCGGTAACGCGGATAAGAAGGTCATTATTGTAGTGGACTCTGTTGCTGGTGTACCAACTGCCGCTGAACTTGAATCCGACTATAATAAAGACGGATATGCAACAGGCAAGGCTATTATCTTGAGCAAGGCGATGCGTAAAGTCACTCAACTCATTGCTAAACAAAAGATTGCACTAGTATTCACCAATCAGCTTCGCCAGAAATTGAATGCTCCGGCATTTAGTGATCCTTGGACGACTTCGGGTGGTAAGGCAATTGCATTCCACGCCTCAACTCGTTTGCGTTTGTCTGTTACGGGGAAGATTACTAACAAGAACAAGGAAGTGCTTGGTGTGAACGTCAAGGCATCGGTGATTAAGAATCGCCTTGGTCCACCATTCCGCACTGCTGAGTTTGATGTATACTTTGATCGCGGTATTGATGATCTGACATCATGGAAAGACTATTGTAAGGCCAAAAACATTGTCAGCACTGGTGGTGCATATATCACATATACAGATAATGAAGGCACCGATCATAGAATGGAGAGCAAGGAGTGGCGTAATTGGTTGGAGACAAATCCAGAACTCCAGTCGGAAATTTATGAAAAGATGGCAGCCGCACATATTATGAGCTATTCATCAGAATCACTATCTTCGGAAGACCGCGAAGTTTCGGTGGGAGTTGAAGAATGACAGTTGAAGAACTTATTGATATACTTTCGGGATGTAATCCTCAAGCAGTAGTAATTCTATCAAACGCCAGTCAAACACGAATCTCACCACTTGATGAACTCATTGTGGGGTATTGGATTGAAGACGAGTCAGGAGCAACTGATTTTGTCAGTGAAGACGACTTGATTGACGATGAAAATATCAATATTGATGGTTCGGAAGATGCGGTGTGTCTAATTTCAGAAGATTGATGATTCTGAACCATTAATGACGAATCATCTTTATATACGATCTTTCACCGCAACTCCCCACCACTTATAAATAACTGTTTAGTAGTGGGGAGTTTGTTATGGATCACGTGGAATTATACAATTAGCAAAAAATGCCGAAGTTTTGGAGAATATCAAACATGGACTTAGCTGAGAAATTAAAAACATTTCAAAAAAATATGGAGGAATCGCCCGTCATTAATAGAGACAGTAAAGTTCTATTAATTGATGGGCTTTAGCTCAACGTATTTATACGTTGTTTTGCAGCTATCCCAACGCTAAATGATAATGGAGAACATATCGGTGGATTCACGGGATTTCTTCGTTCCATCGGCCAAGCCATTCGTATTATTCGTCCGTCACGGTGTGTGGTAGTATTCGATGGTCGTGGCGGCAGTAAGAAACGCCGAGAAATATTCAGTGAATATAAAGAAAATCGCAAGTCTATGACGAAGCTCAATCGTGCATATGATTTTGACACGAAAGAAGCTGAATTAGAAAATCAGAAACGTCAGTTGATTCAGCTCGTAGAGGCTATGACGTTTCTCCCACTCACAGTGATTTCTGTTGATAACGTAGAAGCCGATGATGTGCTTGCCTATTTGGCAAAACTTGTATCCGAGCGTGGCGGCGATGCTTATATCATGTCAAACGACAAAGATTTCTTACAACTTGTAGATACGAAAATTCGTGTCTACAATCCCACCAAAAAGAAAATCTATACCGAAGATGCCGTAGTGGAAGAATACGGCATTCACCCATCAAATTTTATGATTTTTCGCACGATTGATGGTGATAGCAGTGATAACATTCCTGGTGTTAAAGGTGTAGGACCGGCAACTCTAATTAAAAACTTTCCTGAGCTTGCCACGGATAAACAAATTCCGTGGGCGCACATCTATTCGCAGTGCGAAGAAAAAATTGAAGCCGCGAAACAAGTTAAAAAGAAAAATGTGGCGTGTCAGATCATTTTAGATAATAAAGAAATTATTGAACGTAATATGACACTCATGCGATTGGACGAACAACATATGAGCGGTCATACTCGTATCAAGGTTTTAGAGCAATTTGACGCGCCTATAAACAGTCTAAACAAGTTGAACTTGACACAACTGTTCGTCAAGCATAGATTGCTAGGAGGGTTTACAAACTTAGACGAGTGGTTGACTACAACCTTTGTTCCACTAACGCGATACAGCGAGAAATCTTAATATGACGGATGTAAAACAAGATCTTGATAAAGACAATCTTGACACTTTACAGAAATATGGTTCCACATTTCAGAGTAAGGCCATTGCGTCTATGCTCACGGATAAAACATTTCTTGAACAGACATTTGATATTGTTGTGCCTCACTACTTTGAGAGTGAACCGAATAAGTGGATTGTAAACAAGATTCTTGAGCACTATACACAATATCGAGATATTCCCACACCAGACGTATTCAAGCGGGAGAGCGATAAGCTTCAAGGTAACAAAGAAGCGGACTTGCTTCGCGTGTCGGTGGTAGAACAGCTCAAGTCTATTTACAAGAATACCAAGGCTACCGATCTTGCATATCACAAGAAGGAGTTCTTAGATTTCTGTAAAAATCAGGCCATCAAGAATGCTATCTTGAGGGGCGCAGAGTTTGTTCAGAAGGGTAAATACGAAGAAATCAAGAGTATGATTGATCGTGCCATGCGTGCCGGACAAGAACGTAATCTCGGCCACGATTGGGTCAACGAGATTGATGTTCGATTGTCGAAGATCGCACGTGATACGGTGGCGACACCATGGCCGTGTATCAATGAATTGCTTGATGGTGGCCTTGGACCAGGGGAACTGGGTTGTATTATTGCGCCGTCTGGTATTGGTAAGTCGTGGGTGCTTCGTGCTATTGCTGCTGAAGCATTGCGGCGAGGTAAGCGCGTCGTAGATTATACGTTTGAGTTGTCAGAAAATTATGTTGGTCTACGATATGATAGCATCTTTACCGGCATAGAAAGCAGAGAAATTTGTAAGAATAAAGAACGGGTTCGTGCTGCGATTGATCAAATTGACGGAGAACTAATCATCAAATATTTTCCAACTCGCACCGCATCAGTAAATCATTTGTCGGCTCACATCAATCGTATGACACAATTGGGTTATAAGCCTGATTTGGTCATCATTGACTATGCCGACCTTATGCGGTCCACGGAAAAGTCAAATGCTCGTCACGAAGAACTGGGCTTCATTTATGAAGATATTCGTGGTATGTTAGGTGAACTCAAGATTCCAGGATGGACGGCCTCACAAAGTCAGCGCTCGGCTTTGCAGGATGATGTTGTAGAAGCCGATAAAATTGCCGGTGCGTATTCAAAGATTTTCGTGGCGGATTTCGTTGCGTCGGTAAGTCGTAAACTTGCTGACAAGATGAGCAACACGGCACGATTCCACGTTATCAAGAATCGTTTCGGGGCTGACGGCATGACGTTTCCAGCATATATGGATTTAAGTCACGGCAAAATTGAAGTATATGATGAAAATTCACCAGATGGTCTCCGTGTCAAGAACCAGATGGAGAATGGCGCTGGCAAGGTGAATGCCATGTTAAGAAAACGACTACTCGATCCCATGTCCACCAATAAAGCATTGAGAGAAGATACATTAGATGATATTGATTTAGGATAATTAAATTGAACAATAGTAGTCTTTCACAGAAACGCGATTGTGCGCTTTGAAGGACTACTTATTCTTTACCTACCATGTTCAACCTTTTTGATTTGAGATGTAAAAGATGGAACTTAGCACCCAAATTTTGTCAGATCTCACGGTGCATATGAAATATGCCAAGTTCATTCCAGAACTCCAACGTCGTGAGACATGGGATGAAGTAGTCACACGTAATATGGATATGCACATCAAGAAATTTCCTGCACTTGAACAGGAAATTCGTGAAGCTTACAAATTAGTTTTTGAACGTAAGGTTTTGCCGTCTATGCGTTCGTTACAATTTGCTGGAAAGCCGATTGAGTTAAACCCTGCTAGAATTTACAATTGTCTAAGCGCCGATACCCGTTTCGTTACGAGAGATGGTGTAAAATCTTTTAATGATTTTACAGATGGTGATACCACATACGTTCTTACCCACAAAGGTAATTGGAAGAAGGCCACAGTACGAAACTACGGTGTTGATGAGTTGTATGATATTACGATTATTCGGGGACGACATTCACATGTGACCAGAGCCACATCGAATCATCGGTGGATTCTTAAGGACGGAACAGAAACTACTTCACTAAAAGTTGGAGATAAGTTAGCATCTGCACCGGTAATCTTTGATCAATTTATCTATGAAGAATCTACTCCTGAAACGAATATGAGCTTTGTTGTCAAGAGTATCGTACCATCTGGAAAGGAACCGGTGTGGTGTTTAGAAGTTGAAGATGATCGCAGCTTTGTATTGGCAACGGGGGAAGTTACAGGGAACTGTTCATTTTTGCCAATGAACCACCCCGCATCATTTTCCGAACTCATGTTCTTGTTGTTATCTGGTGTGGGAGTAGGATATTCAGTTCAGCGTCATCACATTGAACAGCTACCAGCTATTCGTAAGAATAAGAAGACTCGTCGATTTGTTGTAGGAGATAGTATTGAAGGATGGTCAGACGCAGTAAAGGTACTTGTTCGTGCCTATTTTGAAGGCAAGCCTATACCTGATTTTGATTTTCGTGATATACGTCCCAAAGGTGCAAAGCTTATCACTTCTGGCGGTAAGGCACCGGGACCAGAACCTCTCAATGATGCGTTACACAACATCAAGAAGATTTTTGAACGTAAGGAAGACGGCGAACAACTAGAGCCAATTGATGTACATGACATCAACTGTTATATTGCTGATGCGGTATTAGCTGGTGGTATTCGTCGTTCCGCAATGATCAGTCTATTCGATCTTGATGATGAAGAAATGTTGACTTGTAAGTTTGGTAATTTCTGGGAATTGAATCCACAGAGACAACGTGCTAATAATAGCGCCACCATTCTTCGTCACAAGATTGATAAGGAAACCTTCTATGATCTATGGAAGAAGATTGAAGCATCGGGTTCTGGTGAACCTGGCTTCTTTATGACGAATGACAAGGAATGGGGACTCAACCCATGCATTACCGGAGATGCTCTCATTACAGTCAGAGATCACGATATCATCTCCGACGGTGAAGTTGTCGCAGAAGGCGGAGTATATCAGATTCCACTTAAACAGCTCGTAGAACTCTACGAAACCACTACATTACCACCAATGGTGCTTTCGTATAATACAGAGCTAAAGCAGTTGGAGTGGGATGTGTTGGATAATGCTGCTCTTACCCGCGAAAAGACATCAATTATTGAATTGACCCTTGATACTGGTGAGACTCTAAAGCTAACTCCGGACCACAAGGTATTTACTGAAAATCGTGGTTGGGTGGAGGCCGCTCAATTGACCGAAGAAGATATTTTGGTGAATATTAAATAACATATGGGTTGTTTCCCCACAATAGACACTATTTATATGTAGAACCTATTGCGGGGAACCCTATGTTAGACTTGAATACCTTATATCGTAAGTTTATAGAGTTGGATGGGTATCGTGACATTCGTAACGAGTGGCAAACAGAATACCGAGAATTTTTTAAAGAGCAGTATAAATTGTATGGAAACGGAGCTAGAGGGTTTGTAAAGAAAACCTTTATTAGAAAAAAACTCCAAGAAGTTTATGCAGATGAGTGGAATTATTTTGTATCATCGGTGCGCCAAAAGTATGAACATGACGGAGTTGGATTAAAGTTAATGGCAAGAGAACTAAACATTAGCTACACAAAAATGCGTAGGCTCCTAGAATATATAAACATACCAATTCGTAAAGGATATAATGTTGTTACAGAAAATCTAAAACGAGTTAGAAGTGAAAATGCAATAAAATCTGGCGGTTGGAGAAACAGACGAACCAAGAATAAGAACACAGAACGTGGGGTTACAGGTTACTTCTTTAACAAATCAAGACAAAAATATGTATGGCTTCGGTCAACATATGAATATATTCTAGCCAAATGGTTAGATAAAAATAAATTTGATTGGGATGTAGAATCTCAACAATGGATGTTAGGGGCAGAATCATATAGACCTGATTTTTTTATATATGAAGCCGGAAAACTTGTAAAGATAATAGAAGTCAAGGGATATTTCAAAAATAGGGTGTGGAAGTTTGAAGAACTTAAAAAAGACCCATCTTTAAAAAACGTTGAGTTTTGTTTAATAGATAACATTACTCCGTTTTTGGATGGAAATACATACTTGGGGGAATTAAAATGGTGGAAGCAAAACAGATTGTTAAATCTAGAATCGTAAAAAAGACAATCAGGGAAAATGAAGATGTTTATGACTTGACCATAAGAAAAAATCATAACTTCTTTGCAAACGGACTATTAGTACACAATTGCGCAGAAATTAGTCTTCGCCCCAATCAGTTCTGTAATTTGACAACAATTAATGCATCGGATATTGTTGATCAAAACGACCTCAACCTTCGTGCTCGTGTTGCCTCGTTTATTGGTACGTTGCAGGCAACTTACACGAATTTCCACTATCTCCGTGATATTTGGAAGAAGACCACTGAGAAGGAAGCATTGATCGGTGTATCTATGACGGGTATTGCTTCTGGTGAAGTGTTGAATCTCAATCTTGCCGAAGCAGCAAAGATTGTCAAGGAAGAAAATGCTCGTGTTGCTGAAATGTTGGGTATCAACAAAGCCGCTCGTACTACTACGGTCAAGCCCGAAGGCTGCGTGGTGCCTGAAACAGAAGTGAAGACAACAAACGGATCAGTAACATTGAAAAGTTTGTTTGATATGATTGGTGTTGATCCATCACAAATTGAAGAAAAGACGTTTATTCCATTTGATAGAGATGTTACCGTCTTGGATGAAAACAATCAAGAACAAAAGATTATATCTCTTTATGTCAATGGTGTATCTGAAGTTTGGGATATTGAAATGGAAGACGGGTTGGTAGTATCGGTAACACCAAATCACAAATTCTTGACTGCTCGTGGTTGGGTTCGTGCCGATGAGTTGGTGGAAACCGACGAAATAATTTCTTACTGAGTAATATTATATTACCAACAAAGATGGAACACATCAATATCTTTTGGAGAAAATAAATGAGAATCAAAACAATTAGAAAGAATCCCGAGAAAAAAATAACTGTAGATATTGAGGTGTCGGGAACACATACCTATCAACTAAAGAACGGCGCGGTCGTGCATAACACCACCTCACTTGTAGTAGGCAGTTCTTCGGGTATTCACGCATGGCACAACGACTACTACGTTCGTACCATCCGCGTTGGCAAGAATGAAGCTGTGTATGGATATCTCCAACAAGCACATCCAGAGTTGTTGGAAGACGATTTCTTTGCTCCACACAAGACTGCGGTAATCAGTGTACCACAAAAGGCGCCAGACGGTGCTATTCTCCGCAATGAATCTGCTCTTGACCTCCTTGAGCGCGTAGGTAAGGTGTGGAAGGAATGGGTCAAGGTAGGACATCGTAAGGGTGCAAACATTAACAACGTATCCACCACAGTATCTATTAAAAAGGATGAGTGGCAGGATGTATTTGAGTGGATGTGGGCGAATCGAGAGAACTACACCGCATTGAGTGTATTACCACACGACGACCACACTTATATCCAGGCGCCGTTCCAAGACATTACCAAGGAACGATATGAAGAACTATTTGCACACCTACATACACTTGATCTCACCAAGGTTATTGAAACAGAAGATGAAACTGAACTACAACAAACCGTTGCTTGCAGCGGTGGAGCTTGTGAGATAGTCTAATATGGGTTATGTATGTCACAGTGGCGGGTGTCCTGGCGCTGATATGGCATGGGAAACTGCTGGAGAAGAATACGGCGTGGTGACATACGCCTATTCTTTCTCTGGTCACAAACAGTATGGAAAAAATCCCGTCATCTTATCAGATGCTGAATTACATGAAGGATTGGCACATGCATTAGATGTGAATGTGCAATTCAAACGAAATCTCCTATCCGCGCCACGATATACCAAGTGTTTAATCAGTAGAAATTGGTATCAAGTGAAAAATGGAGAGACTATCTTTGCCATTGGTAAATTTTACGACGATACATACACGCGCGTTGATGGTGGCACAGGTTGGGCCGTTCAAATGGCCGTAAATAACGGAAAGCCGATATTCTTTTACGACCAGCCCACAGAATCATGGTATGAATATGACCATCACAACGGTAGGTTCTCCATATTCACAGGAATACCGAAGTTGAGAACTAAACACTTTGCCGGCATAGGCACAAGAGACATCACTGATAACGGATTACAAGCCGTGATGGATGTTTACAAACATACCTTTCAAAAGTAAGAGGTTTATATGGCGGTAAAGAAAATCAAGGTCAAGTTGCCGAAGAAATCAACGGCGAAGAAGACTTATGTTGCTAACGATATGAAGAACTATTTGCACACCTACATACACTTGATCTCACCAAGGTTGTTGAAACCGAGGATGATACGGCTCTAGCAGAAAATCTTGCATGTGTGGCCGGTGGTTGTACAATCTAGGATAATTCGAACAATGATTTCTGGCAGAATAAGCGTTTTACGAAAAACGACACTACTTATAGATGTCTGCCAGGAGGTTATATGGGTAGAAAACCAAAGTACGTAGGAAAATTCAAAGCCGGTGATACATTTGGGTCATGGACTGTAGTGGATGGAGTCATTTACGACAGTCCTGCTCAAATGGATGTACAGTGTGTATGTGGTAGTGTAAAACGTGCCGATGTATACTCATTGGTCAAAGGTCGTTCTACGTCATGTGGTTGCCAACTAAAAACTCGCGTTGGCGAAAACAACCCAAACTGGAAAGGCGTGGATGGTATTTCCGGTACGACATTGTATCAAAACAGTGCTCGTACCGGCCTTTCCAGAGAAGACCTAGTGGTACTTGCAAGAGCTCAAAACTATAGTTGTGTACTCACAGGAGGTGCTCTTACTGGTTCATTCTCGGCCAAAGTAGAATCAGTAGATCCCAACATCCCATTTGGCACTGCAAATGCTATTTGGGTATCACCACAAGTTTCATCAATGGTTAGAAGTCTTGGTGTATCGGGATTAATCACCCTCGCAAACTCCGTGTCGCAGACAACACCTACAAACATTTTCGATAAGCTGGGTATGAAACCCGGTGGAGTATGATATGTGCTGTCACTCTTGTAATTCATGCTGTCACTCTTGTAATTCATGCTGTCATTCGTGTTACTGGTGTCGTCCACGATGGATTGGACTTGTCCCCCTCCCAGAAACCACCACAACCATAACAGTTACCACAACAAAAAAACAAAACAGTCTTGAAAAATTAGGCTTCACGTATGACAGTCTTGAAAAATTAGGCTTCACATACGGAGGAGTACGATAATGGTTACAACAAAAAAGACCAAGAAGGTCAAGAAGAACGAAAAAAAGACGTATGTAGCATTAGTCATTGACCGTTCAGGTTCAATGAGACGCATTGAAAAGCAGACCGTAGATGGCATCAATGAACAGTTTGGTGTATTACGTTGAAATGCTGAATTAGGTGGCGAAACTGAGGTCACACTGTTCCAGTTTAAGGAACGTGCTCGAATCAAAGCCATACCAATGACAGTATTCTATCGTGATGGTCGAGCATCGCAGTTTATCTACGGTGATACCACGGTAGAAGCTATTGAAAAGAAACTCAACATGTTAACATTCTGAGGATATATGAACAAACTCACAATTGGTTTTTGTAAGCTAGATAGTCGAGCAACAATTCCAAGTAAAGCACATAAAGATGATTTGGGATTTGATTTACACACATTGGAATCGGTGACATTGGAACCCGGCGTGGTTACCAAGGTACGGACGGGCATTGCGGTGCAGTTTCCAGAGAATGTCGGTGGGATTATCAAGGATCGTTCTAGTGTGGCTACGAAGAAAGAAGTGTTTACCGTTGCCGGCGTGATTGATCCAGGCTATCGGGCCGAGATTATTGTGGCGTTCTTCAACCCAAATGATACAAAAATTCATTTCTTGCCAGGTGATAAGATTGCACAAATGGTTCTTCAAGAGTGTATTATTGTAGAACCTATTGAAATTTTTGAATTTTCTGGTAAAACTGATAGAAATTTAGATGGGTTTGGTTCAACTGGCAGATAGATATCTATAATGAATATTTAAAGTGGCTGAACGGTCCAGACATACAATCTCATAAAACCAACATATGACATTAACTGATTGGATTAACGAACAAAACTTCCAATTCAAACGAAACAACATCCGTCCGTGGGGCACCTATGATCTTTTGGTGTCTGCGGACGGTGGTGTTTCCTGGGTCGGAATGCCTAGAGCATTTGGAAGTAGAATAGACGAAATTGTTGCATTTGAAATGGTCTTGACAGAAAATAAAACAGACGATAGATTTAAGTCTGAGCTAATCCATTGGATCGGTCAAGACCGTGCAACTGAATTGTTAAAAATTATTGAGATCAATTGTAACGAAAGTGTAACACTCTCAGAGTGACTTGATTTTTAGGGATTATCGAGGAGTTATACTGATGAAGCCGAAAAACTTTGAATACGATGTATCTATACCGGCTATGGCATCGGTAAATGGTGGTTTGTCGGTCGAACTGCTTAGTAAATTTTTTAATGATGGTCGTATAGTTGGCCGATATGCAGAGTTTATTATTGAATCTCTTGGAATAGGTAAGCGGGCCGGAAATGAGAATTGTTCTTACGATAATGTCTCGCCCGACGGCCTTAAGATTGAAGTTCGATCAATGTATGATCGCGTTTCATTTGCACCATCAAATGAAGTAGGTAAGGGAAGGAAGTACACCGATGGTGGATGGGAAAAAAAATTACAAAATGTTGATCTATGGTGTTTGGTAGACTATACAAATTATAATGTATGGAAATTTGTATTTCTTACTACGGATGAAGTAATTTCTTTAAAACAGCATGGGATAATTACTGAAAATAATAAAACCGCTTCAAGAAAGAAACTCTACAAACATCTAAATTTAATTTAGTCATATGTCATTTTTCGATTACAGAGACTTATACAATTATCCCATATTCTTCGAGGAATGTGTTTCCTCTGCGCAAAACAGATTATTTGCCAAAACCATAAATAGATATCACAGTTATGTAAAGTTTAAGTGTGTTCCTCAACGCAGAATTAACTGGCTCATTTATAAAAGTGATGGCGGTGATTTGTTGGGTGCGGTGGGACTTAGTAGTTGTGTATTGGCCGTCGGTGATCGCGACCGATATATAGGATGGGACGCAACGACGCGATTGCTTCATAGCAACAATGTTGCTAACAACTATCGGTTTTGTTTAATACCTAACAGTGGTGTAAAAAATCTTGGAACTATGAGTTTAAGATTATTGCGTGAGAACGGCGCTCGTCGTTGGCAAGAAAAGTATGGTGATGAACTTGTATTACTAGAAACTTATGTTCAACCCGAGATCGACGGTTCAGATAATAAGAGAAATGGGGCCGTGTATTTGGCTGATAACTGGACTTTTGTGGGACGAACCTCTGGCAACAGCGTAAAAAAAGCACCGGTGTTGTTATGGCAAAAGGAAACCAGCGCTAGAGGCGAATTGGCCAGAACTGATCCAAAAGCTGCGATTGCCAAATATGCAGTTGGTCGAGAACATTATGTCGTCACCGATAGCACACAGAAGTTGATTTTCGTGAAACCACTCACAAAAGATTGGAAAAGCAAGTTAAACAAGCCGTTATCGGGGGAAGAAATAATTGTACCAGAACATATTCATAACAAATAAAACTGAAGACAGTCCTGCAACGGTATATATTTGGGATGACAACGCCGGACTCGTCACCTATCCGTATGCTGATTTTGATTATGCATACAGACTTGATCCTAAAGGAGACAAAGTAACAATTTTTGGTGATCGTGTATCAAAAACATTTCGTTGGAAAGAAGGTCAGCCCGGTATCTTTGAGAGCGATGTCCCGCGTGAAACTCGCGTATTGACAGATTTATACCAAGACAGCGATGAGGTAGCAAAAAATCATCGTGTATTATTTTTTGACATTGAGGTAGAAAAGGTCAACGGTGAGTTTGCAAATATTGAACGTGCCGATGGCGTAATTAATGCTATCGGCTGCTACGCACAGGCCAAGGATGAATATGTAGTATTTTTGCTGGATCGTGATTCTCGTATGGATAACCGGCGACAAGTCAAAAACGAAACCGTTGTGACCTTTGCTTCCGAGGCGGAATTGCTCGAAGCATTTATGGCTTATTATAGTGACTACGCGCCAACTATTCTCACGGGATGGAACATTTCGCAGTTCGATATTCCATATTTGTATCGTCGTCTGTCAGTAATTTTTGATGACGACACTGCAAATATGTTGAGTCCTATTGGTATGATAAAGTATAGCAAGCTTCGTCGTCAGTATCAGTTGGCGGGCGTGAGCTGTCTCGACTACTTGGAAATGTATCAGAAGTTTACGTTTGCTCGTCGTCCAAGTTATCGACTTGATGCTATTGGTATGTATGAAGTTGGTATGGGTAAGATTGAATATGAAGGAACACTTGATGATCTATACGCAAGTGATCTTGAAAAATTCATTGAATACAACTTGCAAGACGTGCGTATCGTAGTGGCGCTCGACCGAAAGATGAAACTCATTGATTTGGTCAAGAACATTAGTCACGTTGGTCATACGCAATACGAAGACTACAAGTATAGTTCCAAGTATATCGAAGGGACCATTCTGGTATACCTACATCGTAAGAATATCGTAGTGCCAAACAAGCGTCCCGAGGGTCGTGAAGAATTTGACCAGAAGCTCGAGGATGATGATGAAGGTTTCGCCGGCGCGTTCGTAAAGCCGCCGATGCCGGGTCTGTATGATTGGGTATATAATCTCGACTTGCAGAGTCTGTATCCGTCAATCATTATGACGTTGAACATTAGCCCAGAAACAAAGATGGGGTATGTCACAAATTGGAACGTCGAACAGTTTATGAAGAACACCTTGATGGATCTTCAACTTAAAATTGATGATGTGGAAGTAAGCATGAACCGTGAGGAGTTCGCGGATTTTATGGAAACTAATCGTTTTATGTTGAGTTCCAACGGTGTATTATATCGTGCAGACAAGACCGGGGTAATTCCAGAAATTCTTGATGTCTGGTTCAAGCAACGTGTCGAATACAAGGGTTTGATGAAGAAGTACAAGAAGGAAGGTAATGATGAACTGGCTGACTATTATGATCGACGCCAGCACGTACAAAAAATTCTTCTGAATTCTATTTACGGCGCGTTGGGTCTGCCCCTCTTTCGATTCTACGACTTGGACAATGCGTTGGCAGTGACGGCTACGGGTCAAGATGTAATCAAAACCAGTGCGAGATTTCTTTCGAATCAGTATGTAAAGATGGGAGCAGAACCCAAGTCGGAATCGTGGTTGTTTGAATACAAAGAAGTCTTGGATACAGAAGTCAAAAAAGGTAGACTGACTCGTGAAGAAGCGGATAAGTTGATGAGTCCCAATGATCATTGTATTTATATTGACACTGATTCTGTGTATTTCTCGGCTATGTCTGTGGGAAAGAATGTATCGGATATGAAACAATTCACTTTAGAGTTGGCCCGTGATATGGAACGTCAACTCAACGAGTTTTACGATACAATGGCGCGTAAATTGTTCTTCTGTAATGAAAACCACCGATTTGTAATCAAGGGTGAAGCTGTGTGTGAAACCGCGTTTTGGGTAACCAAAAAGCGATACGCAATGAAGAAAGTATATGACCTTGAAAGTGGTATTGACTTAGAAAAGGCGAAACTGGTCGTAAAAGGATTAGATACGGTTCGGTCAAGTTTTCCACCGGCTTTTCAGAAGACCATGTCAGAGTGCTTGGACGCCATTCTAAACAAGAAGGATAAGGTCACACTCGATGATATGATTTTGAACTTCCGTTCTGTATTGAATACCATGCCGTTTGAGGCGGTGGCACGTAATACCGGAGTCAAGAACATCAGTGAATTCGATAACAAGAAGGTCAAGGGATTCAAAATCTTTGATAAGGGTACGCCGGCGCACGTTAAAGCTAGTATTGCATACAATCGGTGGTTACGTCACCACAATCTGGATAAGAGCTATGAAGTCATCAAAGATGGTGATAAAATCAAGTGGACCTATCTGAAAAAGAATGATCTCGGTATTGATACGATGGCATTGAAGGGATATGACGACCCACCAGAACTGGTCGAGTTTGTTAACAAGTACATAGATTACGATGCCTTGTTTGAAAACGAGTTGAAAAACAAGATCGAAGATTTCTATTCAGCATTAAAATGGGGTAAATTACCAACCGATGTCAACCAATCTGCTAGTAAGTTCTTCGAGTTCTAATAACAACTCATTTTTAAGAAACTAAACATTTTGCAAACTGGTCGCCAATGTTCATAGACAAAACAAAAATATCAATTAGACGAATTTCTAATGATGTTGCTCGTGATATGATACGAAAATATCACTATACTAAAAATCTCAATGGATGTAAATATGCGTTGGGTGTGTATTATAAAACTTCTACTAATGGATTCTTTGATATCGATGAAGAATTGGTGGGGGTTATAGTATATGCACATCCGGTAAGTAATAAAACAGTTGATAGTATTTGTGGACCTTCAATTTTAAAAAACGACGAAGTGTTGGAACTGGTTAGACTATATGTAAAAGATCTTCCCAATGATAAAAACATTGAAAGCTTTGTAATTGGACAGAGTTTTGAATGGTTACGTGCAAACGACCCCAAGGTGAAGGTCTTAATTAGTTATGCCGATCCTGAAGTCGGACATACAGGCCGCATCTATAGAGCAACAAACTGGCTATATCAAGGGTGCGGAATCAGTAAACTCATGCCCGACTATAGCATCAAGCTCACCGAAGATGGCGAGTGGATTCATAGTCGTAGTGTTGCGTCAAAATTCGGTAATAAAAACATCAAGAGTCTCGCTAAAAGAATTGGTCACACGTTCTGGCAAAAGGAAGATTCATCTAAGCATAGATATATTTATTTTCTTACAGATAAACGAGAAACCAAACGACTCAAAAAAATGCTAAAGTTGCCTATACTACCATATTCCGAAATCAAACATCCGACACAGGTTATTAGAAAGGTGTATGTAAAAGATGGTGAAGTTGAAAAGATTGAGGTATTGCAAGGGGAAGACACCGGATGGAAACGTAAAAAGTAGTGTTTTTCACAAAATATACTATCTCAAAGGTGAGTGGAGGCCAGACGAGTGGACATCACAAAATTCACAATAAAGCCTATATGTAAGAATATACGCCAAAAAATAAGGAGTCGGTTTTCCTCAAAACCAATACACCCCCATGTAAAGTTTTCTTTACTTGGAAAAACGGTATATTGGGGAAGCCTGGATATGTCTACCAAGCAAGTAATTTCCTCTGATGCCGTTATATCGGGACCGACTTGTATATCACAGATGAGGGTAAAAAAGTTCATCCTCGGACGAGTTAATCGATCAATAAATGAACAACTGCAACAGACAAAGTACCACCAATCACCCACAACCCTTAACAAATAATAAAACAATGGCACAACTATCCAAAATACTAAAATTCTCTCTCCTGTTCGCGTTCTTCGCGGCTTTTTCAACTTCTGAGGCACAGACTTGGCAGAGAGGGCAACAAGTTCTTATTTGGCCGCGACCAGACTCCATTCCAATCGGAGATACGGTTATATTCAACGGCTATGCACGCACCAGCGCCGGTGTTCCGGTGACAAATCCGCTTCTCCGGTGGAACATTGTGTTTGATAGCACAGCAACGGCGTTATTTACAGGTAACAGCGTTGGTCTGATCAGTCAGAGCACAAATCGTCAAGCAACCATTCATATTAGGTGGCAAACTCTAAGTGGGGTGTTTCGTGATTCCATACGAGTGAGATTTATTGAACGGCCGGCACCACTACCGTGGCGACCTGGACAGCAAGCCTTATTGATGGTGACGGATACCGTGGCCCGATCCGGCGATACTGTATTATTCCGTGCATATGCACGAACTAGCTCTGGAGTAATCGTATCAGCACCACGATTCACATACTCATTTACCGACTATTCCTTAATTCAATCGGTTTTGATGGAAGGTAATACGGGTCAACTCGTATTTCGTGATACACTCAGAAGCAATCCAAATTGGTTTGCAATATCGTGGACTACCAATAGCGGAATTTTCAAAGACAGTGTAAAAATAGTTACAATTCCGTAGTGTTACACATTGTTACATACGGGGATCGACATAAAATCTGCCTCATGAGGATGACGATGTATAAACTACTACACAAACCCACGGGTCTGTATTTCTGTCCGTCGCGTGAAATCAAAGGAACGTGGACGCGGCCCACAGACGGTCGCAAGTTCAACAATTATGTCAAGAGTAATCTAAGCAAGACCGGCAAGGTCTATCAAAATCGGCCTAGCTTCAAATATATTAGTGGGGGATTTTGGAATCATCTTGACGTACATCCCTCGTCAACAGCACTGTACCCGTGGTTGGTATCACGACTTAACACATTTATCGAAAGTGAATGGGAAATTGTCGAGGTGTAATTACAACACAATGAGATAATATATGAAACTTGTAAGAGACAATTATGATCCCGAACGACTAAAGAGTCGAAAAACAGAATCGGAAACAGAATTTAAGATTTTGCTCCGTGCAAAATTAGTTGAGGAAGCCTCGGAGGTTTTGGTGGCGATGGATCATAATAATCTTATAGAAGAAATCGGAGACGTGCTTGACGTATTGGATGGGATTATTGAATTATACAAAATTGATACGAAAGAACTAGACACCAAACGAAAGGCCAAGCGTAAGCTCAAGGGTGGATTCACAAAAGGCGTTGTGAAACTCAAGTAAATCGCCCCATGCTTTCAATAGCCGACTATTCATTGTCTGAACACTATCACGGTTATGAGCTCACTACTACCATCGTATCTAAGACTCGATGTAAAGAACATTTCGGAAAAACACATACGACATAAGTTGTCATTAATCAAGCCGCTTGTATTTGAAAATCGTTCGTTCGTAGCCGGTGGGGTATTTAAGACGGTATTTGCACCTGGCGAAGATTTTAGCCCCAAGGATATTGACGTATTCTTTTACAACGACGCCGAACATACACGGATGATGACGAGATTTACAGAGCTATCTGAAAAAGAAAATCCTCCGTATGTTTATTCGCATGCAAATGCAAATACCATATCGTACCAAAACGTAGAAACTAAGGTCAACATTGACTTAATTATGCGAGATTACGGTACGCCTGAACACGTTTTGAGTGATTTCGACTTTACGGTGGTCAAGTGCGCTGCAATAGTTGAAAATGGCGAATATAGACTGGTCTATCATCCGATGTTCTTTTCGGATTTTAATGAAAAAATTCTTCGATATGATAGCCACAAAGAATTTAATGCTGATGCTGTATTCAATCGTATGATCAAATACGTCCGATATGGGTATGATCCGTCACTAGAATTGAAGACACAATTGTTCAATTCCATCAAATCTATGTCATTGGGATCGAAGCTTACCGATCCCAAGATAACGCGATACTAACCCTTGACAGAACACCATATAGATGTTACATTTATATGGTGTTCTCACTTTTACAGAGGAAACAATGAAGAAAAGTATTCTTGAACGGTTTATTTCCAAGTATAATCTTGGTGGCGTGGCTAATGCTGTCATTCTCAAGTCCGATGGTAAGAGTCTATCCACGACTTTTATCAGTGACGACAAGAGCGTGGTAGGCGAAGTCAGCACCACACAACTACAGATGGACCCAGGCTCGTATGCTGTATATGATACGCCACAGCTTCGTAGTATGCTCGGTGTATTGGACGAGGATATCACGGTCAAGGTTGTTACCGTGAATGGTAAGAATACATCGTTGTCGTTTAGTGACAACAGCGGCGTAAAGACCAACTTTGTGTTGGCGTCTGAAGATAACATTCCAAGGGCGCCTGTCGCCAAGAAGGCCATGCCAAATTTTGAAGTCGTGTCCACTCTCGATAAGGTGTTCGTGGAACGATTCATCAAGGCTAAGAACGCATTGCCCGATGTAGAAACGTTTACGGTGTTGTGTGATGGTAAGTCGGCACAGATTGTTATTGGTCATAGTAAGATGAATACCAATCGTGTCACATTACCTCTGCCGGCATCAACGATGGATAAGATTGAACCCATCAACTTCCACGCCCGATATCTCAAGGATATTCTTGTAGCAAACAAGGAAGCAGATAAGGGTAAGATTGAAGTATCATCGCAGGGTATTGCTCGTGTAACATTTGAAATCGTTGATTTTTCTGTCACATATTATCTTCCAGTTATTCAGCTTGAAGACTAATGCCAATTTCTGATTTCTTTGATGTAGAAGAAGAAACATTTGATGACAAGCGTTCCGCGTTTCTTGCACATATGGATATGTTAAAATCTATGGATGTGAGAGAACTGACCTTGTACAAGAAACATCAAGAAATACAGAGTTTTTATAAGACGTGGTACAATCGAGCGTCCTGTGTCAAAGCCAGAATTTGGCGTCCTACCGATATAATGAATGTAGATCAAACTGTGCAGGAAATTCTCCACATACAACCACGTATTCGATTCATTGAAAAAGATGACCGAGAAGGTATTGATATGTGGAGAACTCTGCGCGTGTTTGGTCATACCGCTGACTTTGATAAAAATCCCGGTCGCTTTTTACGATTCGTCGCGGAAGACCAAGATGGCCGAATTTTAGGATTTGCGAGTTTATCAAGTGATGTAATGAATCTTGGTGCTCGTGACCGTTGGATTGGATGGACAGATATACAAAAAGAATCGGGTATGCTCAATTATACCGCAGTTGCTACTACCATTGCTCCTACACAACCACTAGGTTACAACTTTCTTGGTGGTAAGTTGATAGCATCATTGTTAATATCAAAATATGTTCGTGATATATGGCAACGCGAATATGGTAATGTATTGGTGGGATTTACTACTATGTCATTATACGGTGATGGTAGTATGTATAACGGCATCAAATGGTGGAAGTCGTTAGGCGAGACAGCAGGCAAAGTCAGTCTCAAGCCTAACAAAGACTACTATGATATTATGCATGATTTTATCAAGAAAAAGTATCCCATAGAATATTATAACGTGGTGACAATGAAAGACGGCTACTCCACCAACAAAAAACAAAATATTATAGATATGATTTACAAGGATTGTGGTCTTACTACAACGCAATACGAGCATGGATTCAAGCGCGGTGTGTATTTTGCGCCGGTGTATAAGAATACACGGGAATTTCTTCGTCAAGAAATTTCAGCAGACTCGTTAGTTCTACAAGATAATCTTCGTAATGACCTTACGGATATTGTATCGTGGTGGCAAAACAAAGCAGAAAATAGATATCGAAAGTTGGTGGAAGAAAATCGCGTCAATCCAGATATCTTGTTTTATAATGACGCTATTTCTTTGGGTTGGGAAGAATTCAAAACCAAATATATCGCACAGGTAGGGAGATGAATCATACAGTTAATGATTCCGTGGCTAGAAAATCAACGAAAATGGTATAAATAATATGAACGCTACACACAGTATATGGGTAGAAAAATATCGTCCTACCACACTTGATAATTACATCGGCAACGATAGCATGAAGGCCAAGGTTGGCAAGTTTATTGCCGAGGGTGATGTTCCACACATCTTGTTGAGTGGACCACCAGGAACAGGCAAGACCACAGTGGCCAAGATTATTGTCAAGAACATTGAGTGTGAAAGCTTGTATATCAATGCGTCCGATGAGAACAATGTAGATACCGTCCGAAACAAGATAAGGGGATTTGCCTCGACCGTGGGGTTTACAGATCTCAAAGTCATCATTTTAGATGAGTGTTTGGACGAAAATACATTGGTGTGGGTACTTCGTGAGGGGTCAGAAACCGCAGTGGCTATAAAAGATGTAAATCCGTTGACGGATTTAGTGAAATCGTGGAATACAGTCCACAATCGAATTGAGTGGAGACAATTTGATAAATTTGATAAAGGTTTACAAGATGTGTATGAACTTGAGTTAGAGAACGGTGAGGTCGTAATCTGTACGGCGGATCACAAATGGTATGTTCGATCAGACACAGGCGAGATACTAGTGGTTAAAACATCAGAATTGGACGCTTATTCCCACATACTATCCCCAGAAGTGGAATTAAAAACTGTCAAAATTACGAAAATAAAAAAACTCGACGTACAAAGACGTGTATATGATTTATCCGTTCAAGGAAATCATAACTTTTTTATTGGACGGACACAAACATTGACTCATAATTGTGATTATATGACGCCGAACGCACAAGCAGCACTTCGTAACGTTATGGAAACGTTTAGTCGGTCGTGCCGATTCATCTTGACTTGTAATTATGTAGAACGCATTATTGACCCGATCATCAGCAGAACTCAGCAGTTCCACGTAGTTCCGCCGAATAAGATTGAGGTAGCCAAGCACCTCGCTGGTATCTTGAAACAGGAAAGCGTGTCGTATAAGCCGGACGACATCAAGTTGCTCGTAGATGCTTATTATCCCGATATTCGTAAGATTATCGGTGAAGCTTCGTTGGCCGTTAATGACGGGAAATTGTCAATTGATGCCGAGGAAGTAGTTGCTTCTGATATTAAACTTCGTGTCATTGAACTTCTTGGACAGAAGGGCGATGCTAAGAAGCGATTCACGGAAATTCGTCAACTGTTCGCTGATGCTGGTATTCGTGACTTTACTGAATTTTATAGTCTTTTATACTCCAATGTAGATACCTACGCTAAAGGAAATATTAGTCAAGTAATTTTACACATTGCTGAGGGTCAGAAATACGACGCGCAGGTGGTCAACAAGGAAATTAATATGATGGCAACGATTATCAACATTCTACAAACAATAGGGTAATATGATCACAGCGGCGCTATTTTTTTGTAATTGGTATCTGGGTTGGTTCAAAGCTTACCAAAAGCAACTAACCAGCTACTTATAGTAGAAACCTACTAATAGAGGTATACATGAGTAAAATTGTTAGTCCCGACGCCGGACAAGTTTCTATTGATATAGGAAAAACAAAGGCTCTAGTCTGTAAGTGTGGAAACCATACTTTTACACAGATTAGTTTTCTTCGAGTTCTTCCTGCATTGTTATCACCCAACGGTAAGGATGCCATCATTCCCATGATGTCATTTGCGTGTAACGCTTGCGGAGCCGTACCTGACCAGGTTATCCCGCCATTCATTCGTGATGAAGCATTGGGGCGCACCGGTGCCAACACAACTTCTGCGGACGCAGAAAAACCCAAACTCGGTTTAATCTGAGGAGAATCATAATGGCAAATTATTCACAACCCGCCGACGAAATCAAAAACATTATCCGTAAAGGATATCCGGATGGACTTGACAGTGCTACTGCGGTTAAGCATATTAGTGTATTAGTTGCTCGGGTCAACGAACTAGAACGAGCACTAATGCCATTTGTAAAAGTAGGAAGTTCACCAAATTACGGCGATATGATGGTATCTGTCATGTACAAAAATTGTGCCGATGCTGCTAATGTTATGGATCGAACCCAGAGCGTTCCTGTCGGTGCAAAGCACGAAACATTTATCCCCGCAGAATACTAAACCATGCCCCCCAAGACACCATTTGATCACATCAATGCAATTTTTACTAGTCAGAAAATCGGCTATTATGATGAACTAAGTGAGGCTGACCGTAAAACGTTCACGCCATACGTCATCAATATGGGGATTAGTATGAATCCTGACTTCTTGCTATATGTCAATGAAGTCAACAAGTATTGGGATCAAATGGGTCCGCGTGAAGTATACTTATTTTACAGTCAGTTGCTCCCCAAAGGTAAGCAGTTCAATAAGTGGATCAAGGGTAAAAAAGTTGAAGACTATGAACCGTGGCTTGTCGAGTTAGTAGCACAACATTTTCGTGTGTCTAAGGATGAAGCCATTTCGTATCTTCGGGTATTTTACAAGTCCGATAAAGGACGCCAAGAACTCAGGTCTATTCTTGAAGGATATGGATTAGAATCCAAAAAAATTAAGAGGGCAAAGTTATGACGCAAAATGGAAAGGGTAGTAAGCCACGACCGATTCTAATTGATCGAGAAACATATGAATCAAACTGGGAAAGAATCTTTAATAAAAGAACAGAAGACCGCGAAGTATCGAACATTATTTATCAGCGATGTTCACATCGGGTCGGCGGGTTGCCGGTCGGGGGATCTACTGGAATTTCTGAAACACAATCCGGCTGAACAATACTATTTTGTTGGTGATATCATTGACCTCCGATTGCTTGGGCGTGGAATGAGATGGAACCGAAACAACAATAATCTCATTCGTTGGATTCTCAAGCGGTCGAATAAGGTGCCTGTTATTTTTATTCCAGGAAACCATGATGAAGAATTTCGTGAAATTGTTGGTGTTCCATTTGGTGAAATCGCCATTAAGCGCGATGATATATTTGTGGCTGCCGATGGTAAGAGATACTATATTACTCATGGTGACGAAGCCGACGGTGTAGTTACTCTTCATCCGCGTCTCGCACTTGTGGGCACAATTGCATATGAACTTTTAATCATAATGAATATCCAGATTAATAGACTACGATCATTTCTGGGAATGAAGCATTGGAGCTTCAGTGAATTCATTAAACACCGCGTAAAAGATGCTGTTAAGTTTATTACCCACTTTGAAAACATTATTGTAGACCGCGCCAAGGAACGAAACTGTTATGGAGTTATTACAGGTCATATTCATACTCCGGCTTGTAAAATGATTGACGGCGTATTATATTTAAACTGCGGAGACTGGATCGGTAACAGAACAGCAATAGCTGAGCATTTTGATGGAACAATGGAACTTGTGAGATATCAAGATTAGGAGATAGTATGTTGACAATTACGGCAGCACTATGGTTATCAGTAGTCGCACAACCACGTATTGTCAATCGACCATTTCCGGCCCGTGATCGTAGAGATACCACGATCAATTATATTGTAATTCACAATGATAGTAGTTCTGACCCAAATACCACGTTTCGGTGGTTGCGGCGCAAGCAAAACTCGTATCACTACTACATTAGTCGCACCGGTACTATATACCGGCTCGTTGACCCGAAATATGAGGCCGGCCATGCCGGTCTTTCATATTATGATGGTCACTGGCGCATGAATAAAGTCAGTATAGGCATCTGTTTGCAAAATAGTCCACCAGAAGCCTACACAGAAATTCAATACGACCGTTTATCGTGGCTTGTGTTTCAATTACAAAAGCGTTATCCTGATAGTAGGAGCCGACCCATTATAGGTCATTCCGATGTAGCGTGGCCTAGAGGTAGAAAAAATGACCCAGGCGAACATTTCGACTGGAACAAATTTCACAGTTATTTAGAGAAACTCAATAATGGAAGATCTAAAGGAAGAACAAGTCATTGAAAAGAAGCGCTCTGTGTCATATTCGCAATATACGAAGTGGATGACTTGTCCGCATCAGTGGAAATTGCAATATGTAGACGGCCATAAACAAGATTCCGGTATCAATCTGGTTTTTGGTACGGCCATGCACAATGTAATTCAACATTGGCTTGGTCTTTTGTATGGTGACGATAAACTCAAGGCTCGTGTTTTCGATATGAACGCGATGCTCAAGGAGCAACTCATAGAATTGGTCAGAGATGAACTCATGCTCGAAGGTCGTGAACCACTGACTACGCAGAAAGAAGTAGCTGAGTTTTATGCTGATGGATGTAATATTCTCGAACATATCCGTCAACACCACAAAGAGTGGTTTCCACCCAATCGAGAATTGATTGGTGTAGAAGTGCCTCTTGAGAAAGAATTGGAAAAAGGAATTTTATTTCGTGGTTACATTGACGTGGTGATGTATCACAAGGCCACCAAGACGTATTACATTTATGATTTTAAGACCAGCACCCGTGGTTGGTCATACGAGAAAACGGATGTTAACAAAACTGATCAGCTCATACTATACAAGAGATTCTATGCTGATTTGTTCGGTGTGCCTGTAGACAATATCATTGTTAAATTCATTATTCTTAAGCGTAAACTGCCCGAAAATTCTGATTTTCCGATAAAACATGTAGCGGGATTTGAACCTAGTCACGGCAAGGTTAGCATGAATCGTGCTGCCGCGCGGTTTCAAAAATTTCTTAATGAAGCGTTCGACGAAGAAGGCAATCCTCGCCCCGAACAGAAGGCCACTCCCTCCGAGAAGAACTGCAAGTGGTGTCCCTTTAGGAATGATGCATCGTTGTGTTCATTTTCTTGGTATTTGCCCTCAAATAAAAAGAAGGTCATCCGTAGAGGATAATATGTTGATTTCTATTCTAAGGAATTTCAACAGAAAGAACAATCCAAATTTTAACCATTGAGTTCGTAAAATGAATACTGTTCGATTTAACAAGCGGCAATGTCCATACTGTGCAAATATTCTTGACGCCGCCTCAAATGATGAAAACATTACTCCACAAGTCGGAGACATCAGTATGTGTTTTTACTGTGGAGAATTGTCGCTGTTTGGAGAAGAAAATTTTATTGCCGTGTCTGATGAACAAAAATCTGAACTACGTGAACATCTAAGTCAAAAAGAACAACATGTTCAGATTCTTCTTCAAGCACGATACCGAGAACTGATGAAACAAGTAGATTAGCAGAAATCTTGAGGGATTTTCGTTTTTCTACCAAACATCTACTACTTATAGTAGAGTCGTTTTTCTGATAGTAGATTTTAGGAGAGTCGCATGGCTAGATCGGATTTTTATGTTTACGAGTTAATAGATCCAAGAACATCCAAGCCATTTTATGTTGGTAAGGGTATAGGTGATCGTTTTAAAGAATATTACAAACAAGATTCAAGAATAACGTCACATACTCGAGTAATACTGGAAGATATAAAGCTTTCTGGACAATCAGTAGAAGTAAAGATAGTGGCAAAGAATCTTTCCGAGGAAGAAGCTATTAATTTTGAAGCCGATCTTATCAAAAAGTATGGTCGATCAACAAAAGATGTCGGCGGCATATTGACCAATGTTTTAGCAAAAGATAAGCCAAAGTCAAAAATTATAAGGTCTGAATATGCCACAATTCAAATTAGAAATGATATCAAAGAACAAGTAACTGATTTTTGTAATCGTAAAGGTTATAAGATCGGTCGATTCATCGAAAATTTGTTTCTCCAAGCTGTATCAGGTAGTACATCGGGTAGCGCCGTACCGAGGTAATATATGACTCAGTGTATTCGAGTTAGAAGAAGTAACCAATGAAATTTCGCTTAGTTCAAAATAAGAGGTTGTGATGACGGACACGTTACTACAAGAATCAGAAGTAGCAGGAACCGGTCGGTTTGATTCGAACGGAATAACAACACTACAGTCAGGTGCAATGGAAGACATCAAAAATCAAGTTGTTGGTAGTCATGAACAACGCGATGGTTGGATTCCAAAAGATCAACGTAAAAAGATCTTACTGCTATCTGATGATCTTCGAATGCCGTCTGGTGTCGGTGTTATGTCTCGTGAAATTGTGTTAGGAACGGCGCATCGAATCAATTGGGTCCAGTTGGGAGCCGCTATCAATCATCCAGAAGCCGGCCGAGGAATTGATATCAGTGCTTCCATAGAAACGGAATATGGTATCAAAGATCCTTATGTTCGTATCTTCCCATATAATGGATATGGCGATCCACCTATTCTACGTTGGTTGATTAATAATGAACGGCCCGATGCCATCATGCATTTTACCGACCCGCGATTTTGGGTTTGGTTATATCAAATGGAGCATGAGTTCCGCGATACCACACCGTTATTATTTTATCATGTGTGGGATGATACCCCATATCCAAAGTATAACGAAAATTTCTATCGTAGTTGTGATGCCATTTATGCAATTTCCAAACAGACATATAACATAGTACAACAAGTGTGGAAGAAAGACCCCCCAAAGCCGTGGCAAGTCAAATATATTCCACACGGTGTAAACCCAAATCTTTGGAAGCGATATACCGAAAAAGAAGACCTTGACCGCGTTGCACAAATCAGAAAGAACATGTTTGGCGAAGAGGCTGACACGGTTAAGTTTGTAGTGTTTTATAATAACAGAAATATTCGTCGTAAGATGACTAGTGATGTTATTCTCGCCTATCGTGACTTTTTATTGGGACTACCAGAAAAGATGCGGGCCGAGTGCCGACTGCTATTACATACCGCACCTGTAGACGATAATGGTACCGATTTGTATGCCGTGCTTCGTGACGTGGCCCCGGAAGTTAATGCTGTGTTTTCAACGGCACGACTCGATCCCCGTTCGATGGTGGACATCTATAACAATGTTGATGTTGTCATCAATATTGCATCAAATGAAGGATTTGGTATTGGTACACTGGAAGCAATGATGTCAGAACGAATGATCATTGCCAATGTTACAGGTGGACTACAAGACCAGATGGGCTTCCGCGACGAGAATGGTGAATTACTTAGGGAAGACAAGCATTTTAATGCCGAGTGGGGCACAAATGCTGATGGTCGTTACAAGAATCACGGGGAATGGGTTGTACCGGTATTCCCGAATAATCGTTCTCTCATTGGTTCTCCACCAACGCCATACATATTTGATGACCGCTGTGACTATCGTGATGCCGCAAAGGCATTGCGACAAGTGTATGACATGGGACCGGAAGAACGTGCTCGGCGTGGAAAGTTGGGACGAGAGTTTGCAATGGGTCCAGCAGGTATGACCACAGATGAAATGAGTCGTAGATTTATGGAGGCATTTGACGAGTGTTTCGAAAATTGGGAACCAAGAGATCGAGTAGGCATCTTCAAAGCGGAGTAATTCCGCCGGATGAAGATCCGAAAGTCAGAAAAATCATCTCGAATACCTCTGTTACGGACCTTGTATTGCGAGAGTATAAAAAGGAAGAGTTTGACGAACAATTGTGGCGATTGAAGTGGGAAGACTTCAGACATCCACATACCGGTGAGAGCGGCACTCAATATTTAAATCGTATGAAATCTGAGTTGCCATTCAATCCCGCCTTACAAAAAAATTCTAATGTCATTATTGTGATTGAACCGTTATATGGACCAAAGAGGTAATAGATGATAAAGCCAATGTGTGTTATTCAGAGCCCACTTGAAACTCGTTCTGGATATGGAGACATGTCACGAGACATTTGCCGTCATATCATTGAACTTGATCTTTATGATGTGAAATTAGTGAGTATGGGTTGGGGTATGACACCGATGAATGCACTCGACCCAGAAAAAGACACTGAGTTGATTAAGCGTATAGTGCCGCATCCGGTTCAACTTCCACGTCAACCCGAGTTGTTTATCCAAATTAGTGTACCTAATGAATTCCAACCGGTCGGTAAATACAATATTGGTATCACCGCCGGCATTGAAACTACGGCAATTAGCCTACCGTGGGTACAAGGATGTAACCGCATGAATACGGTCTGGACTATTTCACAACATTCAAAATTAGTCATTGAATCCACGGGCATAGAAGAACGTACCCCTGATGGACGGACCATAGCCAATCATAAGGTTACTGTACCGGTTGAGGTGTTGCATAACTGTATCAATACGGAAATTTTCAAGAAAATACCACCGGAACTTATTGAACCAAAAGTTCGTGAGATGTTTACTAAGGTAAAGGAAAAATTTGCATTCTTGTTTGTTGGACACTGGTTGCAGGGTAATATCGGTGAAGACCGAAAAAATGTGGGTTTGTTAGTTAGCATTTTTTGTCAAGCGTTCAAGGATACAGTATCAACAAACAAACCAGCACTAATTCTCAAGACTTCTGGTGCTGGATTTAGTTTGTTAGACCGAGAAGATATTCTCAGAAAAATCAAAGACATTCGATCTAGCATTGGTCCAAACTGTCCAAATGTATACTTAATTCACGGTGAATTGACCGAAGCAGAAATGAATAGTCTTTACAATCATCCCAAGGTCAAGGTACATATCAGTTTGACTAAAGGCGAAGGATTCGGACGCCCATTGTTGGAAGCCACACAAAGCGGCAAACCAATAATTGCCTCTGGTTGGTCAGGTCCTATTGACTTCTTAGAAAAGGAAAAGTGTATCTTGTTGCCCGGTGAACTCAAAAATGTAGACGCCAGCGCGGTCTGGGAAAATGTCATCATCCCAGAATCACAATGGTTTAATGTCAATCCTGATGCAGCGGGCAGTGCAATGCTTTTTGCATTCAGGAAGTATGATAATCTCGTTTTGCCAGCTAAGCAGTTGGCAAAATCCGTTCGTGACAAGTTCAATTATGCAGTGATCAAGGATCGTACTAAAGATTTACTTGAAAAGTATGTACCGAAGATGGCCGTTCCGGCTCCAGTAGTATTGCCTAAACTAAACAAAATTACGAAGAAAGTTGTAAATGAAGAATCTATCCAACCAACTGTCTAAAACTCGTGACGAACTACCAAGTCATCGCTCGTATCTATCGAATGAACGAAAAATAGATATAAGTATGGTACTTCCGGGCGATGTTATTCGATTTTTATACGACGGAGAAGAGCGCACTGTGTTTGTGGTCAATCCTGCCTGGCATAAGTTGCTGCATGGACTGGCTATGAATGTCATCAATAGAAGAGACTTGATGGTAGAAGTTGTATCAAAGCGAAAAGTTGGAGACAACGCGCAAGATTTTTACAAACTGGTCTTGGATACCAACACCATCAAAAAAATTGACTGCTACAGAACATATAAGTTAGAAAAGATACAAAGGCTTCGCCGACTTGACTACCAAATTGATGAACGAGGTCATGGAGAACTATGAGTGTAAATGTCGTATATAGACTCAGTGATAATGGATACGCCAAGGTCAAATTTCCTAATGCAACTAAGATTCATTGTTTGGAAAATTGTCTAGAACATTTCGACGTTAACAATGTACATTTGTTTGTAGACGAGACCAATCTTCTAGATACCACCCGAAAGGCTATAGAAGAAATTGATCTATCGCGATTCTTCGGCGATTTAAACTATTATGTAGGTGGTAGTTCGGCGGGTAGTTGGCGTCACGTATTCAACTACGCTCTTCAAAATTTCAACGATGACGATATTGTATATTTCCTTGAAGACGACTATCTTCACTTGTCAGGTTCCGAAAAGGCAATTTTAGAAGGGATCCAGATTGCTGATTATGTGAGTCTCTACGACCATAATGACAAGTATATTCCTGCATCTAAAGGTGGTAATCCGTTCATCGACGAAGATGGTGGCGAACTTACGAAAGTGTTTCTTACAAACTCTACACATTGGCGTCTAACGAATTCTACAACTATGACATTTGCAACAACAATGAACACACTTATAGAAGATAGACCGATCTGGGAACAATTTACTATGGGATCACATCCAAACGACTTCGCCGCATTTTTAAAATTAAGAGAACGCGGTAGATCCTTAATTACGCCTATTCCGGGTCTATCTACTCACTGTGAACCTTTATGGGCAAGTCCCTTGATTGATTGGTCTAAAGTATGAAAAAAAACATATCCGCGAGGCAGAAATCGAATCGTTTCTTGGATGTAAATTTTTAAGAATTAAAGAAACACAAAATTTACAAGAGGTTATAGATGTTATTAATGTCGCCAAATAATAAACCCGATCTACTCATTGGTGCCGCCGATTTGTATGGTTGGGATCAAATTAAAGTGTGGGCACGTTCTATCAAGGAAAGTGGATTTACCGGTGATGTGATATTGTTGGCATATCGCATCCAGCCCGATGTTATAGAAAACTGTGAAAAGTTGGGAATTGAAGTATATCAAATCGGCCACGATTCGTTCGGTCAAGCAATTTTGCACAATAGTCGTGGCCGAGACACGCAGGCCCATCAGATGCGATTCTTTCATGCATGGCAATTTCTCAATGAAGGTAACAACTGGGAAAATTATACACATGTAATGATCACCGATGTTCGAGATGTCTGGTTTCAAAAAAATCCACAAGAATGGCTTACCCCCAAATATGGCGTGAGTCGTCTCGATCATTCATTTACAGCACAGTCGTTCATTGCATCAAGTGAAGGCATCAAATATGGTGATGAACCGTGGGGAGCCGATAATATGTTAAACGGATTTGGTCCCATTGTATTAGAAACCGCAAAAGATTGGACAATTTATAATGTTGGTGTAGTGGTGGGTAAGTCACGGGATATGATGGGGTTATTCCTGACTCTTTACAACATGACCGTCGGGCGTTATATTCCCAGTGATCAGTCAGCTTACAACATTCTTGTCAATGAAACAATGCCGAGGAATTTTCTAAAGACGCAACATTCTGACGGATGGGCATGCCAGTGTGGTACAGTGCTAGACCCGGAAAAGGCACATTATGTTCCTTATCTTGTAGATACACAACCTAGGGTTGTAAACGGTGTAGTATTGAGTATGCCGTATGAAAAACCATTTCACATCGTTCATCAGTGGGATCGGGTGCCTGAGATCAAACAAATTGTAGAGTCAAAGTTTTTATGAATCAACCAATTAGTATAATTGTATGTTATAGAAATCGCGAAGATCATCTTCGACGGTTCGTTCCACATATTACATCATTATTTAGTGATATTAAACATGAAATTATTATCGTGGAACAGGACGATGAAGAACGATTTAAGAGAGGCGTATTATTGAATGAAGGTGTAAAACTTGCGAAATATGATCTCGTTGCATTACATGATGTAGATTATCTACCGGAATCGGTGGATTGTTATTACGGTGATACCGATGTGGTTCAACCGGTTAAACGGGTCAATTTCATCAATATGGATGGAACACCGCGCGCCGAGTCAGATATTCCAACCGGATACCGACATTTCAAAAACAGTGTAGACGATGATTTTTATGGTGCGGTGACAGTATTTCGCAAGGAGGCATTTTTCAAAATTAATGGTTTCAACTCGTTATATAACGGGTGGGGACTTGAAGATGCCGACCTAAGAGAGCGCATCAAACATTATGGATTATCAGTGAGTCGTAATGACGGAACATTTCAAGCACTACCACATCCCGATTCCAATCCAGGTCTAGAAGACGAGAATTTTCAAAGAAATCAAATGATATTCTCCAACTGGAGAAATTATTTGTTCTCTGGTGTAAATACACAAAATCTTACATCGGTTTCCGTTCGGACATCTCTGGATTCATTACGGCATATTAAAGTTCGTAATTTGCTGGTGTTTACAGAAGAAATTCGTCCGCTATGTAGTGTCGAAGAACTTTCTAAGTTTTATCAAGATTCGCCTGAGAAACACGAATATATCTGGCGAAATATGAAGAATTTAGTAAACAATACCACATTTTTAAAAGATCATAGAGATTTTGTAATCAATAACAACTGGGGATATGGCAATCGAGCATTTCACTGGATGTGGTATATACTAGTACGACAAGCGCCTGAAAACTTTAAGTTTCTTGAGATTGGCGTATTCAAGGGTCAGATAATTAGTCTGATATCACTTTTAAACAAAATACTCGGAAAAAACGGATCCGTGTATGCCGTCACACCACTGAATAAGTCAGGTGACAAATATGCAACACACCCCGATATTGACTATGAAGAAGCCATTGCTACCATTTATGCTCAATTTGGTCTGGATGCCAGTGATTTGGTTTTAATAGAAGGATATAGTAATGATTCGGACATCATCGGTTCGGTTCGCAATTCAGCACCATATGATTTAGTCTTTGTAGATGGATGTCATGATTACGATGTAGTGGTGTCAGACTTGACTAATTATAGAGAGATGGTTACTATTAATGGACATATTGTTGTTGACGACTCCAGTAACTATCTGAACATTCCAGATAACTTAATTCGAGCCAATTGGAAGGGCTTAGAAGATGTATCTCAAGCCACCCGAGATGTGTTGGAAAAAGATTCTCGATTTGTTGAAGTTTTTGCGGTCGGTCATAATAGAATTTTTAAGAGGATTTTATAATGTTTTTTTCGGATGGTTCGGAACTTGACAATAAAATATCAAAAGCGTTGCACGCCATTCACCTCGGCCAACCGCTTATTATCGTAGATAGTTATGATCGGGAAAATGAAGGCGACCTAATGATTGCGGCGGAAAAAGCCTCACCAGAAACGCTGGCATTTATTGCAAAGGAAGCTCGTGGAATCATGTGTATCCCAACAGCCGGTGAAATTCTCGACCGACTACAAATTCCAATGAGTCCCAGTAATAACAACGATAAGTTTAGTACACCATTTACGGTGAGTATTGATGCCAAAGACGGTGTGACAACTGGCGTTTCCGTGGATGATCGTATGGTTACAATAGGATTAGTTCTTGATCCAACAACACAGCCTGATCAACTTGCATATCCCGGTCATTTATTTCCACTTCGTCCACGACCCGGCCTACTACGTGAACGACAAGGACATACCGAAGCTTCAGTTCAGCTTTGTATTTTGGCTGGTCTCAAGCCTGTTGCTATTATCTGTGAGATTATGAACGACGATGGTAGTATGGCTCGGGTGCCTGATCTAGTGCCATATGCGGAGAGATGGCAACTATCTATGATTTCTATTGACGAGATTATTGAATATCTTGATAAATATGGTATCGAAACTTCACTAGCTATCTGAATTATGACGCAATTGGTTACTCGCGCTTACAACCGATTTGAAACGAGTTTTCCTAAAGGAATCATCACGAAGATAAGCAAGGAACCGCGCCTTCGTGATGAACGTGGTTACTATATTGCTATCAATCGGGATTGTCCTGATCAGGCCGTGTATTTTCCGCGATTTGTTGATTTCGGCACTCGTTCATCGGATGCTGGTGATGAATATTGGTTTTCGCTCGAATATCTTTGTTATCCCACCCTGTCGGATCTCGTTCTAGGTAAGATTGAACATCTGATTTGGTGGGATAATGTGTTTCGCGATTTGTCTAGCGTGATGAATGAATGGGACACCGTGAAGGATCCACAGTCAGGTAAGAAAGATTATGCTCGTGAAATGTATATCACAAAAACACAAAGCGAGTATAATAAATTCAAGTATGGTTGGTCGGATCAGATTGGTAATTTATTCGATGAAACCGCCATTAGTATCAATAATCGTCCATACTCAAATTTTCATATTATTTGGCCCGAGATACGTGATTATATAGAACAACATATGTTGGACTATGATTCTGTACTCATTCATGGTGATTGTTGTTTTAGTAATATTTTTTATTCGGACGGGATGGTACGTTTCATTGATCCTCGCGGTAGTTTTGGAAAACTCGGTATATATGGCGACCGTCGGTACGATATTGCGAAGCTGTATCATTCTGTAGATGGAATGTATGACTTCATCATCAATGATAGGTTTACTGTTACAACTCACGGTGCCGATCTAGAACTAAAATTCCATCGGTGGCAAGAAGCAGAACGGGCCTTAGGAGAATTCGAGAAACATTTCTTTCCAAAATATAATCAGAAAGAAATCAAGATTCTTCAAGGCTGTATTTACATCGGTATGTGTGCTCGTCATTATGATAGTTTGGCTCGACAAACTGTGATGTATGCTACGGGCGTTCGATTACTCAACGAAGCACTGGAACTATGAACATTATTGTATTGATGGCCGGTGAAGGGCGGAGGTTTACCGAAGCTGGAATCACCACGCCGAAGCCGTTGGTAGAAGTCAACAACAAAACCATTTTAGAATGGACGACTCGTTCACTGCCGTTTATTCAACATATGGATCAGACCATAGATGTTCCCATCTACTCTGAGCAACTTTATTTTGCAATCCGAGAAGAACATGAACAATATGGAATGTCAGACTATCTCAAGCGTGTATATGGTAGTGACATCAATATCGTCAGTTTCAAGAAAAGTACTCGTGGTAATTTGGAAACCGCCTACTTTGTGGCTGCCTTGATAGACAACGAAGACGATCCACTATTAGTGCTGGATAGCGACAACAAGTATGATGGAACAGGTTTTCTCAATACGATATCTGAAGCTTATGACTTTGATGATAGCATGGTTGTAACTTGTTTTGAACCACAAGACCGCAGCGATAAATGGTCATTTGTGATCGCCGAAGGTAATCTCGCAATTGAGATTTGTGAAAAAGATGTCTCGGCATTGGATAGAGGTGGCAAGCCGTTGGTTGGAACATTTTGGTTTCATAATACAAATCAGTTTATGGATCATGCAGATAAAATTCTCAGAAGCGGTGAACGTACTGGTTGGCCTGGAAGAGAAGAGTTTTTCATAAGTCAAGTGCCAAGATCACATATAAAACAAGGCCGGCCTGTATTTGTTCACACGATTACCGATGTGGTTCCATTAGGAACTCCTGAAGATGTTCAGAGGTTTCAAGTATGAGAATATGTTTAGATATTGATGATACAATAAATTTCTGTAAATCATCCGACGAAGAATATGGTAATGAACGGCCCCAACCAGGAGCAGTTGAAACGATAAAACGCTGGAAGGCGGAAGGACATTATATCATTTTATATACTGCTCGTCATATGAAAACTTGTGATGGTAACCAGGGAAAAGTTTTAGCTAAACAAGCAAAGAATTTATTTTCTTGGTTGGACAAATTTGAAATTCCATATGATGAAATATGGTGGTCCGCTCCACATGCTGATATATTCATTAATGATGCTGCAATTAATCATGTTCCGGGTAACTGGGAACATACGACACAGTTGGTTGACTCCATAATTCAAAGTGGCGGAATCAGAAGCTCTGAATCTCGAAAGAAATTGTTCAGTATGCAGAAAGATCTGACACACAATAAAAGTTCCGAGGACAATTAATATATGATTATGTTACAAACAATTCAAAAAATGCCAAAGTTTTTTATTGATACCGCCGATGTTGACTACATCAAGCGTACTTGGGACAAGTTGCTCAAGAACGGTGTGCAGCCATCATCATTCTTGGGTGTTACGACCAATCCCAATGCACTAGCTAAGGTTGAATGTGATAATTTAGAAAAGCTAGAGTTGTTGGCTTATAAGCTCACAAAGCTCACGACTGATATTCGTGGAGATAGAAGTGGTGTAGTATATTTTCAACTTCCCAATAGCAAAGCGACTGGTACGGAACTATTCACATGGGTACATCTACTCAAGCGTCTTGGGGATGGTCGTACTCATATTGGTATGAAGATACCGCCATACAAGCACATCCTCGATCAAGTTACACAACTCCGACTCAATGAAACGACACAGATTAATGTTACAGGTGTAAGTGATGCAGCAACAGCACTTCGGTGCTTCTCGTATCCAAGTGTAACTTATGTCAGTATTATTCCGGGTCGAATGGAGGAGGTAGGGATCAATTCCGACCAGCACCTTCGATTTGTGAATCAACGTTACGGTGCGTTTGATAGAAATCAGTTTATTATTGCCGGTAGTATGCGTACTTTTGACGGCCTACGTCGTTCGGTGGAGGCGGGTACAGTTCCGACCATCGGCGCTCGGGTATTTGACAGTATGACAGAGCAAGAATATGTTGAATTCAATGCACTTTGGAAACCGATGGTCATTGAAGGTGATTACGCAAATGACCTCGTAACTGTAGATACGAAGAATCATAATCTTACCATTTCATTTTTTGAACAGATGGACGGATTGGGGGAAAAGTTGTATACAGAATTCAGGAGTAAGGTTGGATTGGATACTAGTATCGTTGCTGATAGGCAGACGCAGACCCCATAAACGATATAAGCCAAATAACATTCCATATAAGATTATCAGACCATGAAAGTAGCTTTATGTATTAGTGGACAACCGCGTAATGTCCAATACACATACCCATATATTTACGAAAATCTAATTGAACCAAATAATGCAGATGTTTTCATTCATTCGTGGATCAGTGAAGATATTGTGGGAAAACCGTTCATTAACTCGGGTAATTTCATTGCCAGCAACATAATTCCACAAAATATTGATCAAATCATATTGGATTTATATAATCCTAAAAAATATATTTTTGAGCCACAAAAACATTTTGATGGCTCTCGGTATGAAGAGAGAAAATATCCAGGTATAAAACCTGAAAATAGTATTAGTCAACGATATTCGGTTTTCGAATCTATAAATTTAGCTTTGCCGTATCAATATGACTGTATTATTCGTATTCGTTTTGATTGGGGCATACAAATACCTGTTGAAGTTGTAGATTTTGAACTCTCTGCGCTTAATTGTCCCGATGATTCTCCCCACGACAATAGCATCAATGATCAATTTGGATTTGGAAATTCCAAAGTAATGTCGCACTATGGTGATTTATACAACAATATGGATAATTTGTATAATAGAAATATACCGTTCTGTGATGAGATTTTACTTTATCATCATATGATGGAAAGAAATATACCAATGAATCTCATTCATATTCCATATCAAATTATTCGACAATCATAGATTAGTAGAAAAAAATGGTTAATACTAAATCGGTTCTAGTAGTTACTCATGGATTTTTCGGGGATATACTATTTGCTTCTAGTATAGCCGAACGATTCGTGCTTGACGGACAATATGAATATGTGGATTTTGTCATAGGATTTCCCCAAATGCAACAATTGATGAATAATAATCCATTCATAAGAAACGTGTATGTGTCAAATACGCCCGGCCCCACTCCGACTTATAACATAAAAAATATTAATGATAGATACGACGCTATTATTAGATTGGGAACATTTGATTTCACTGAACCACCACCATTACAAGTAAAACGTATGGCGGGCTGTAAAACATTAGATGCCGGTTTTACAACCTATATAAGACCAGAAATTAACGATATGGTATTGGAACAAATGATAAATTTACGAAATGAGTCGTATTCACCTACAACGCCTATTATTACCGTGATGTCTAATTGGCAGTCCAAAGCGTTCAGTTTTACCGAAGAGGAATATTGGAGAGGGATAGATGTACCCTATAAAGGTTATGGCGGACGACTCAGAAATATACCAAAGATTATAGATACTTTATCGGAACAATTCTGTGTTATTCCCGTAGGATTACCAGACGGAGTAAATCAATATGATAGCCTAAGCATCCAAAATATTAATTCTCTGGAAATTGATGCTGCAATTATAAAAAATTCCAACGCATTTGTAGGGGCCGAAGGTGGATTGGCTAATATTGCTTATGGTGTGAGATGTCCCACAATATTAGACAGTGCATTTGTATGGCAACTCTATGGACCAAACGGAGTAATTCGTAAAGTTTTACCTGAACCGCAACTGGGGCCACGATTCTATGAGTATACCGGCGTGAATCACGTAGATCTCAACCCCTATTTAAACGATGAAGAATTATGTCAACAAATTATCGACAGAATCGAGGCGTTATAATGGAATATGATTTTTTCAATTTTAAACCAGAACCGATGCTAACAATTAATTGTAGTGTTGTAAAAGATTTTGCTGAATTCAGCGGTGAAGAGTTGTGGGAAATCTCTGATAAAATGCGAATGCATAGATCTCTTAATGCCGTGGATGTAAAATCACATGAATCATTGGAACGGTTTTATAGCGATTCGAAAACATATATTTATGATATCTTGACAGCCAATTCAAATTTACAAGGGCTGGCCAATAAAATTAATAAGTTTATACCCAATGGACTAAAAAATATACATCAACATCCAGGTAAAACCTTTGCTGATTTTGGCGCCGGGACGGGCGTGTTTTGCGATATCATTACAAAACTTCGTCCTGATGTGGAAGTGCATTATATTGATATTGAAAGTTACATTACCGAGTTTGCTCGGTGGCGTATCAAAAAATACGAATTACCCATTACGATGCATATAATTCCTCAAGAGAATTTCGAATTCAAACAAACATATGATATGCTATTTACTGATGCTGTATGGGAGCACTTGCCTCCCGATAAGCAAATTTCTTATGGAACGAAATTAGCAAATGCGTTGAATGTGGGTGGATTGCTGTATATGATCGTTGATTTATCGGGACACACCGATGATATGCCGATGCATTACAACTGTGATATCCAAGCAGTTCATAACAACTTACGGCAATCGGGATTGACTTGTTTATATGGTAATTACAATTTCGCGTCTGTTTGGACTAAGTAAGAATTTCGAACTCCACAACCGATGTCGTATGAGAATATCCATTGGACAAAATTATGAACAAATTATTACTGGTTACTGATGCGTGGGAACCCCAAGTAAATGGCGTGGTTACTACATTTCAGAACACTATCCGCGAAATGGAACACATGAAATGGGAAGTTCACATCATTTCTCCTCAGAACTTTCGTTGCATTCGGTTGCCATTTTACAAAGAAATTTCCATATCATTAAACTTGTGGAAATTTCCGGAACTATTTTGTCGTGTTGATCCTACGCATATTCATATTGCTACCGAGGGTCCATTGGGTATTGCTGCAAGAAGATATTGCTTACAACGCGGATTACAGTTTACTACTTCGTATCATACCGATTTTGCATCATATGCAAATATGTGGTGGGGTGTCGCACCAGACCACATTAGAAAATATTTGAATTGGTTTCACGGCCCCGCATCAGTGGTGTTAGTTCCCAGTCGAGATGCACAAAACCATCTTGATTGTAATACCGTGGTGTGGGGTCGTGGAGTAGATCACAATAAATTCCGCAAAACACAGTTTACTATACGAAATACTATTTTGTGTGTGAGTCGCGTATCGAAAGAAAAGAATCTGGATGAATTCATCCGGATAGTTCCACCCGAAGGAATGAAAAAGCATCTAGTAGGTGATGGTCCACATTTATTAAAATTAATTGACCTCGATGAAAGAACACACAACAATACAAAATTCGTCGGTAAAAAGTGTGGTGATGCACTCATTGCAGAATATCATCAAGCATCGGTATTTGTATTTCCGTCCTTATCAGATACCTTCGGTATTGTAATGTTAGAAGCACTCGCGTCGGGCGCACCTGTCATTGCTTACCACACCGGCGCTGCGCCGGATATCATAGAACATGGTGTCAATGGATATTTGGTCCATCCCACGGAACGGCTGGGGGATTATATCAGACCTGCCATGCAACTGGATCGGGAAGCCGTGGTTAGATCAGCAGAAAAATTTAGTTGGGTATCGACTACACAAACATTTGTGAATAATTTGGTTCACGTATAAAAATATCATTTTATCCCCTCTTGACTTTGTTGAGAGGGTCTATTATCTTTAATAAAATTATACTACGGAGAATTGACTGTGAATCTTTTTGCTAAAATTATACTATCGTGCATCGCGATCTATGTCGTGGTTCTACTTATCTTGAACCGAATTGAAATTAAGTTGTTGAAAGAAGTAAACAAGAAATTTACTGAAGAGAATGAAGAACTTCGTAAACTTTTATCAGATCAATCTCCTAAAACAGAAATTCCTCCACACATTGCAGGAAAGAAAATTCTTCATGGTTAATACTTGGTATTGAACTTCTATTTATAATGAAACTTTTGTTGGAGGAACATATGAAGGTATTGATCACAGGTTGCGCAGGATTGATAGGTTCACGACTAGCCGAATACATTCTCAAAAATAAACCAGGTGTCACCGTGATTGGAGTAGACGATCTCTCTGGTGGATATGCTGAGAATGTACCGGAAGGTGTCATATTTTACAGGTATGACATCGCAAATAAGCCCGAGAGTATTGATAGAATCTTTGAAACAAATGAAATTGATATCGTGTATCATTTTGCTGCATATGCTGCCGAGTGTGTAAGTCCGTTCATTCGTAGATTCAACTATATCAATAACTTGGTAGGCACTGCCAGTATTATCAATGCGTCCATCAAGTATGGTGTCAAGCGACTTGTGTTCACTTCCAGTATGGCTGTATATGGAGACAGTACCCCACCATTCAACGAAGATATGATGCGTAATCCTGTGGACCCATATGGCGTAGCTAAAGCGGCAGCGGAACGCGATATTGAGATTGCAGGAGAACAACACGGGCTTGACTGGTGCATCATTCGTCCGCACAATGTTTATGGCCGCAATCAAAACATTTGGGATAGTTATCGGAACTTCGGCGGCATAGCTATTTACAAAGGATTGGTGGGCGATCCAATCACTGTATACGGCGATGGATTGCAAACACGGGCATTTAGTGAAATGACCGATAGTTTGGAACCACTTTGGATTGCGGGAATTGATGCCAAAGCTAGTAGACAAATCATCAATCTCGGTGGTATCAAAGAGACTACAATTTTAGAAGTTGCTGAAATCGTAAAGGAATTGTCTGGCGTGAATATCATTCACTTGCCGCCTCGGCACGAAGTGCGACACGCATACCCAACATATCAGAAGTCGGTGGAGATTCTTGGATTTGAACACAAGACCGATATATACGAAGGCATAAAAAATATGTGGGAGTGGGCAAAAACACAACCCAAGCGCGAACGCTTTATTTGGAAAGAATATGAATTAGACAAAGGACTCTATGAATATTGGAAGCCAGCGGCACTCAAAGATGGATACTGGAAGATGCCAGTTCATGTGTAATCTTCAGAGCGAACAACGAATTCAAGAACTATACGCAAGACTTGATTATGACACAAATACTCTACGCCGATGGCGGAACACTGGGACAGAACGGTAAAACGTTCGCCGGTATTTACTGGTCGGTCTATGACGAAAATCATAGCCGGCCGGTTGTAGCAAAGCGTATTAGCGAAACAGGTAACTTTACTACCAACAATGAGGCCGAATATTTGGCATTCGTCGAATGTCTCAGCTTTTTGAAAGAACATCAACACAAACAAGCGACAATTAGAATGGACAGTCAACTTGTGGTGTCGCAGGTTACGGGAAAATGGAAAGTTAAAAATAAAAGACTTGTTTATCTTTATGAACAAGCAATTAAAAAAATGAATGACATGCTAAGACAAGGGTATAAAATAAAATTGGAGTGGGTACCTAGATCAGAACTCGTAAAACGACTCGGTCATTAAATATGAATAATGTTAGCGTAATCATTCCATCATATCGTAACCCCAAGTATCTTGATTTGTGTTTGCGATCTGCGGTGGAGAATAGCAAAGATCCAGAAACCGAAATTCTTGTTGTTGTTGATGGCTTCTTTGAAGAAAGTCGTGAAGTATTAGAGAAGTATAGCGAAATATTGTATCTTGATCTTGGCGCAAACAGAGGTATGCAATTTGCCTTGAATGCCGGTGTCATGCAAGCAAGTAACCCATTTGTATTCATTGTTAATGATGATAATGTGTTTCCTACGGAGTGGGACCGTCGCCTGCAAGAACAGATTCGGGAAGTCACCGAGACATATGGCGACCGATTTGTATTGACGGTGGATCAAATAGAACCCACAGGACCAGGTATGTTTCATTTCCCAGTAGTGGATATCGGTCAAGACCTACAAACATTCGACTATGAACGTTTTCTGGAAATTGAATTGGCGCGACAAGGCGACCAACCCACAGCCGAAGACGGTCATATTTTTCCATTCGTGGTAGCCAAACGTTATTATATGGCGGTGGGCGGATTTGATACATTCTACAACAGTCCTAATGTGTGTGATTGGGATCACATGTTAAAGTATGAGTTACTTGACTTTCGATTTCCACGCACCCGAGCACTCCGACTTTATCACTTTGGATCTGTAGCCACCAGAAAAAATGCAGAATCACAACAATTTAGGGATAGGGAATCTCAAGCCTTTAACGAATTTGAGTGGAAATGGGGCTTTCTCCCACACAATCAACCTGGTACCAACCGAAAGCTTCCCGATGGTAATTATCGGGGCATCGGAAAAGGTATATAAAGATTTATATACACATTTGTTCAAAGAAAATTGGGGTTGACAAAAATTATGCGTGGCATTACCGTTCATATTGAACTCTAAGGAGATACGCATGGATATTGAGGTTATTGCATTAAGCGGAAAAGCGGGTTCTGGTAAAGATTACATCTATGAGAATTACCTGCGACCACGGGGGTATCATCGTTGGGCGTTGGCCGATCACTTCAAAATTTGGACTGTGGGTAAGGGTCAAGCAACTTATGATGAAGTGTTTCATACAAAACCGCCTCATGTACGTAAAGCATTACAAATTAATGGAACTGAACAAGGCCGTAACATATATGGAGAAAATGTTTGGTTAGAAACTGCTGCAACATGGATGCACCATCTTTCAAAAACTTGGGGCATAAACAAGTTTTGCATAACCGATTGTAGATTTCCAAATGAAGTCGAATTCATTCAAAGCCGCTTCGGAGGTCAAGTCATTCGTGTTATTGCTCCCACCCGTTCAGAAAATAATTCTCTGACTGTAGAGGCTCGATTACACATCAGTGAAACGGCTCTGGACACATATACTAAATTTGACTTCTTCATAAACAACGACCCCGATCAAGACCTAGAATCGCAGATTCGTCGGTTTCTTGATACGAATGTAAACTGATATGTTAACCAGAACAAAGAATTTGATTTTTGATCTCGATAATACTATTTGTAATTGTTCAATCTTTTACAAACAAAAGCAGAACGAATTTGCGAAATATCAATTCGAACGCACGGGTCACACAGAACAATTCTGTCTCAATTTGCTTAAAAGTATTGATGTCATATTCACGGAAACTCCGGAAGGGTTCAGCAAGAATCGTTTTCCTCGAGCTTTTGCCGCCGCAAGTGCTACACTTGACATCATGATGGGTAATCCCATAGATGACGAAGCCGCAGAACGCAGTTGGTTCATTGGCGATAGTGTATTCAATGAACCATACGATTTATTCGATGGTGTAATAGACACACTACACGCATATAAATCGGCTGGATTTAATATGTTCATCTTGACTAAAGGTGATTACACAATACAAATGCGGAAAATCGTGAACAATGGTCTTGACAATATTTTTGATCATGACAAGATTTATATAAATCCACAAAAGACTCCGGCAGAACTCGCTCAAATCTTGAACGATCACGAACTACTCGCAAGCGAAACCGTGGTCATTGGGGATAGTTTACGAGATGATATTCGTTCGGCTCAAATGCTGGGTATCAACAATATTCTCATTGAAGATGCCACAGGGACTTGGGCGTATGAGAACCAATATCATTTGCCAAGATATCGCTTGAAGAGTGTAACTGAATTACCTACTATTATATCGTTGGATCGTAGTTTTGTAACAGTAAACTGATATTTATAAGAGTAGTTGGTTCAGTCACTTCCCGAGGAGATTTTCAATGTTATTATTACAGGTAGTTGCCGATACAGTTCCGGCAATCCCGACCCCAACAACAGGTGTAGAACTTGTTTTTTACTTAGTGTCTCTTGGTGTTGGCGCTCTTGTCGGCAGCGTAGTAAAGTTACTCGAACGCGGTTCTGAATTGGTGGCAAAGCTGCCAGAAGTAGTGAAGCTCGCCATTATCGCGGTTTTGGCATTTTTGGTCGTCAAGGTTGAAACCTTTCTCGGCCTCCAACTGCCAGATAATCCACTTGATTGGAACCCAGATACCGTCAATGTCGTATTGACCGCAACTGCCGCAGTGGGCTTACGTGCGGCCGGCCTCAAGAAGAAAACTCCACCTCCTCCAACCGTATAATAACGGAGCAAAAATGCGCGGCTTAGAATATCTCGATGATGATTGGCAAGACGAAGTAAGTTCTTTTGAACGTATCAAACATCGACCAAAAGCAGTGAAAGGTATAGACGAACAATCCCAGAAACGTCGTCAAGAGGGACGAATTCGTCGAGAATCCCAAAAGGTGCATGAATCAAAGTATACACGATAAACTTTGATTTTCGCAACAGAGTCCCCGATATCTACTATTTATGATGGTGGATATCGGGGGTTCTTTTTTTGGTGATCTTATGTTTGTACGCTCAAAGAAAATCGTAAATTTTGTCAATAAATTTCTATTGTTGTCCGAGTCTCTAACCGAGGCACCGGCATCAAATTTGCGTTTAAGTAGAGCAGCCGCATCGCAGGGTCTTGAACACTACGGAAACATATACTACGGTCCTAAAGGCAAGCGTGGTAAGGTTCCAGCTACCCACAAATCCGTTGATGGAAAGATTGTTCCGCTCACAGCAAAAGAAAAACAACAAGCTGCAAGGGATTATGATGCGCAGGTAACACCAACGAAGAAGCCGGCATCACGGTTAGCAGCCAAAGCAGCTAAACCGACCCCGACCGTCCAGCCAACCGCAAAGACTAACGCCGGAAAGGTACAAGCTATCAATATAAACATTGACAAGGTGCCTGGTCCCAAAAATCATCCGCTCCGTAAAGATCCGATATTTTTGAAGTTTCTCCAGAATCCAACCAAGGCTTCCGCACAATACTTGCAAGACACGTACAATATGATGTTTAATAACAACAAGTTGTATGTTGGTACAATTATGGGAAAAGCTACTTCCGGAGATGCCGAGCGCAAGCCATTCGGTGAAAGTCCGGCCGGGCGAGAATTCGGTCGTTTGGTAGCAAAAGCAATCCGTGATTTAGGTGTAGACATTCCAGCTAAAGATCTTGATGCTTCCGCAGTTAGCAAAAAGAAGGGTAAAGAAGCGTTTAAAGCCACAAATCTATTTGGCAAAGACGCCGTACAACTCATCTCAGCCGAAGGATTTGACGGTGGAGTAAAAATTGGTAGTAGTGTATTCTATGAAATAAAATATCCCCAGAATTTTATTGACCTTGTTATGGAAGAAGCTCGTAAAAATCATCCAAACGCAACGGCGGAACAATTAAAAGAAGCACGTAATATTGCAGAATCTTCAATAAAGATACATCAACATAAAATTGAAAAACTCAAACAAATTCAAGATTTACCTGCATACCGGTTTACTGGTACTGAAGGCGCAAGGCAAATTACTACAGCACTAATAAATGCCATTCGTAATAATACAACAAATGATGATGACTTTCAAATGCTCAGAGCTATTGTTAATGATATCTTTTATGCAAAGGACGTGAAAGATCTTTTTAAATCGTATGCCAAATTCATTAATAATGCACCACCGGAAATGTCAGCCGCGTTACCCTATGTGTCAGAAATTTTCTCGGCCATTCACCAAGTACACACTAAAGGTGAAGTTATTATTCCCGCAGATGATTCATACAAGTTAGTAGACATGATTGGATTGGGCAGTGATACTCCAACCAAAAATCCCATAGAATTGGCTAATAAAATTAGTTTTGTATTGGTAGATACAGAAGATATTGAGCCCGAGTTTGATCTTGATCAAATTTCTGTATCTACTAAGCTAGGCGAAGGCAGTGCAAGTTCGAATTATACCAAGTATGAAGAAACAGAATTTTATACCGATTATAGTGGTAAAAAATATACTAATGTAAAAAGCGATCTATTGGCTGTGTCTCAACTTAGAAAAAGTTTATTCAGTAAGACAGAATCACAACCATTCCGAGATTCCAAAACACAAATATTTTCATTTGTCGAAAACTATAAAGACATTATTGCTGATTACTATGGATTGGATAGAAATATTGAAACAAAAGACATTGTAAAATTATTGAGTACCGGCAAACCACCAATTTGTGGTCCCAACGGATCGCCCGTTGCGGCACCTGAATTAGCAGCGCCACTTAATACCAATCCAGCTAATGCCGAATCGTGGCAACTATGGAGTGTGTTGGGGTATGCCACAGATGCTGTACACAATAAAATGGTAAACTTTCAAAATTATTCTACGCACGTTTATAAGAAAAATGGTGCAATTCATATTGCGGACGGATTATCAAAACTAAGTGCGTCAAAGTTCAAATTCTATAAAAATTTAAAAGATTTACCTGATGGTAATAAAATGCCGAACCAAGAACTTAATGCGTTCACGGTGCCGGCCACGCGCGCGAATATTAGAAATGGCAACCCATGTCAAAACGACGCAAAGATGAAAATAAAAAGGAGATAATCATGTCTGATATATTAAAAAAGATTACTATGGTGCCATTTGGAACACAACACTACATCAACGAAAATACAACCAAAAAGCAAATTTACATTCATCACACTGCAAGTTCTCCTGACCCATATGGTGTAATTCGATGGTGGGAAAGCACGCCCGAGCGCGTAGCAACCAGTTTTATTATTGCGGGACATCCTGGTACTTCAACTCGATGGAAGGATGGGGATATCATTCAACTATTTAATAGTAGTAGATGGGCATGGCATTTAGGATTGAAACAAGTACATCTCCGTGTAGGTGGACCCAACGCATTATCCAATACACAACTCAATCGCGAAAGCATTGGTATTGAAATCTGCAATTGGGGTCAGTTGAAACAGACCGATAAGGGATTCATTAACTACGCCGGCGGCCGAGTTCCTGATGACCAGGTCGTAGAACTTGATCGTCCATATAAAGGATTTAAGTTTTACCAGAAGTATACCGACGCTCAGCTGGAGAATACCCGTGACCTCATTCGTTTCCTTGGGAACCGATGGAACATTCCCGTCAAATACAAGGGTGACCGTATTTTTGACATTTGCCCTGAGGCATTACGTGGAGATCCAGGTGTTTGGTCACACACTTCAGTTCGACCCGACAAGTTTGATTGTTTTCCACAGAAAGAACTCATTCAGATGTTGAATAGTCTATAAGTTACTATTTATTACAGAATCACCTCTTTTTGAGAGATATAATATGCCTATTCGTATGCTCGGGCTGGTAGATCTGAAGCCCATCAATGGAAACCCAAGCGCGTTTCAAGAAATGGTCCAGAACACAGAACGTGCATTAGGGCTAAAGTCTGAGGATCTTGACCCCGTAGGACAGGAAGACGATGACGTAGATAACGATGGTGACACGGATAGCTCTGACGCCTATCTCAAGAACCGTCGAAACGCGATTAGTAAGGCTATGAAGTCGGAGTCTATAAGTCGTAGTGACCTCAAGCGTATCATTAAAGAAGAATACGCAAAGTTGCAGGAAGAAATTGAAAAGACCAACAAAAAAATTGAAAAAGGTCTAGAAGAAATTCGTAAGGAATGTTTTACAGAAATGTTCAAGCGCGTTCGTGAACAAGGTAATAGCTTTGGACCAGCCCTGGAAAAGCGTATGCACATCAATACCGTTGCCGAACTGCTTGAAGTTCAAATCAATGAACTCATGTTATATTTCCTCAACAATGTTAAACACACCAATGACCGTCACCTTGTAGAATATCGTCAAGGTCACGTTACATTTTACGCGAATTAATACCATGACTAACGAACAAATTCGACAACGACTCCGAGAGAAGCTTCGCCGCGTTAACGTTCGTATGGAAAGCAAGGCAAGCGAAGATGCAAAGAAGCTTGGTTTGGATTATATGAGCTTTGGCCGTTGGGGTAAGGATGGTAAAGTTACCCACAAGACCAAGAATGGTAAACTTGTTGCCTTGCAGCCGAACGATGTAAAGAAAGCAACAAACACGGAACCGAGTGATCCAAATCAAATGATTGGACCAGACTCACGGGTTAATGCTGTACCGGATAAAATTAATAAACGTTTATCGACCGGCCAAGGTGAATATGAAATCAAGCATAAGGACGCTGCTCGTCAGTTGCCTGGCATGATTAAAACACTCATGCAAAAACACAAAGATGCCAGTATTAGCATTGAATCCGGTCCTGACGGATTTAAGTTGCGCGTGGTACCTATCGAACGCGGTCAACCCAAGAAATTGACCGTAGATGTGGGTCCGTTATCCATTGATCCCAAGGAAGGCAGTGTTACTCTAAATGGCGAACCGCTACAATTGTCAAAGACGGAATCTAAGTTGCTCACTTATCTTGCTGGTAATCAGAATAAAGTTGTATCTCGATCAACACTTCTTGATAAAGTGTGGGGTGCCGCCCCCGATGTTCAGACACGTACCGTGGATATGCATGTGGCTCGACTAAAAAAGCGCCTCGGACCTGCGGGCGGAATGCTACAAAGTGTTCGTGGTATGGGTTATCGCATTGTTCCGCCGCAGAACTGACTTGACAAAACAAACTCCACATAGTAACTTGAAGTAGTTTCCACAATCAACGGGTCGTGGAACAAATGATTGAAACTAAAACGGGAGAATGCATGAAGGTCATCTTGGAACCCAGGGTTACTATAGTAGCACACACTAAGTTCTACCCAACAGACAGATTTGAAATTCCAGAGGACGGCACAGATGCTGAGAAACTGGGTAGTTTTGCCGCAAAAGTGTGCTATGATAGCAGTGGAAAGCACGGCCGCAGTAATACCGACAATCAAACCGCAATTCTTGAGCATGGTCATGGATCAGTTCTTGAACACGCCACCGTGAGTTTTTTCATTGAAGGTATCACTCGCGGTCTTTCTCTTGAATTGAATCGTCACCGTCCATTTGCAATCAGTCAACGTTCAACGCGATATACTAAAGAAGAAGATAGTGCTATTGTGCTTGAACCATATTATGCTGATCTGTTTCGTAAGCATAAGTTCGCGCGTGATCCCGTCCGTGGATGGATGCCTGCTAAGAAAGTCACGGATGACGACTTGATCCCTGAAGTGGTTTTGGTCAAGGAATACCTTGATGGAGCCGAAAGAGCATTCAAGTTGTATGCAGAACAGGTGGCTGATCTTGAAATGTTAAATCCCAACGATCTCACGGGATTTGATTTGCGTAAGTGGGCTCGTGGTAAGGCTCGTAACATTCTACCACATGGATTAGAGACGCGAGGCACTTGGACAATGAACTATCGAGCGCTTCGTTGGTTCATTGAGGCACGAAGCAATCGTCATGCCGAACCTGAAATTCGTCAGTTGGCTGATGTTTTGTTTACGGTGGTTCGACCACTTGCTCCAACTTATTTTAGTGACTTCAAACTCAACGCTGTCGTTGATGGCATCAGCGAATGGGTGCCTGATAATCATAAGGTATGATGATGCGACTTGATCCAGAAAAAGTACAAATAGAACAATTAATACGAGAATCGGTTGAAAAAGAAAAACGTATTCGTAAACTTGAACAAATTGTTAGAGACTATGAAATGAAATTTCGCCACCTCGATGCAAGACTAAAACGAGTAGAAAATCGTGCAATAATGCGGCGTAAATAGAGGTGTCAATCTTTATAGCGGTCCACACTAATTATTAGTATTGGTGGAGGTCGCTATGATAATTTACGAAACCAATCACTGACATTTTTAAAAAGAACGCAAACTCGCAATTCAAAAAATCTAATATGATAGATCGCATATGTGTAAATTTTTTCTCCGGTCCGGGAAATGGCAAAAGTACGGCTGCCGCGTCGTTGTTTGTTAAGCTCAAGAAGCTACATGTAGACACCGAGTTGGTTGCTGAGTTTCCAAAAGACTTGGTGCTCGAAGGTAATAAAACTGCATTAGCAAATCAAATCTATGTATTTGCCAATCAGTTGTATCGTGTTCAGTGTGCTTACAAAAATACTCGGGTCGCCGTGATAGATAGCCCGTTATTGTTATCGGCTATTTATAATCCAAATACCTCTGAGCATCTTGTGAAACTGGTATTGGAACAGCACAAACGACTGAATAATATGAACGTTTTTATTCGTCGTGATGGTAATTATCCACACTCAATGATGGGACGCATACATTCTCTTACCGAGAGTGTAAGTATTGATAATCAAATTATCAATCTGCTAGAACTTTATGAAATCCCATTTGTCTATTATGATGAGTTAGGTGAAGATACTCTTATCGAACTGATTTGCGAGGAGATTGGGTATGTACCAACTGAAGATATACGACAAGGAGGATTGGCTACCAGGACCGTGGCAACAGGAACCTGATTGTGTTCGTTGGATAGACGAAACGACATCATTTGCCTGTGTTATGCATCGAATTCCCGAATGTGGTGCCTGGCGTGCCTTTGTAGGTATTCCACCACAACATCCTGTTTACTTGACCAATAAAACACATACCGTATTTGAATTTGTTGATGTTCATAATAGTGTAAGTTTCGCGGGCATCGCACCCAGTGAAGATCTTTTTTTCAATCCGCCGATCCGCCGTTGGTGGATTGGATTCCACTTTATGGGTGAACATGACTTCAAACCAAAACGTATCGACCAAGCACATGTAGTCAATTATCGAGACATGAACTTTGCGATTCGAGAAACGAAAAGTCTAGCAAAGCAATTATATGACATGTATGACCCCGATACGTTGAGTGAGTTAAATGCACGAGCATGATGAACACGCCGAGTGGCCTACATTGGATGTGAAACGTACCGGTGCATATTTATATGCATCAAATGGCAAGATTGTGTGTGTTGTAAAACCCGATGGAACGCGAGAATGGTCGCCGGGAATGGAACATGAAACGATTTCATCGTGGGAAAGTTTCGGCGTATACGATCCAATTCAACAAAAACAATTAGAAATTCAAGTAGATAATATAATTCAACGATTTGTAACAAAACCCGCCTAAAAGCGGGTTTTTTTGTTACATATAGGGGATTGACTTCTTCGTTGTTATTGAGTAGTTTTAAGTTGTAATCATAAGACCAACCACCGAGGAATTACCGTGAACGCTACCGTAAACAAGAATCTCGTCGGAACCATTGTCAAGATCACTAAGGATGGCAGCCGTTATCATGCGATGAATACGAACGGTGATGATTTGACCGATCTGTTCGAGAGTTATCAGATGGCCAGGGCATTCGAGGCAAATATGGCGCTCAAGGCCACGGAAGCTGCGAACGGTTTGCAGTGGCGTAAGGTCAGCATGGCCGAGTATGAGGCAGTGGCTAAGAATCATGCCACCCGAAATTTCAATGATCTGGAAATGGATCACAACAAGATCGTCAAGTTCATCACGAACGCAGCCGCAATTCGGCCACAATCGTACAAGATGAGCGACCTCAAGTGGCGATTTGCAATCCGCGCCGCAATTCGTGGCAAGAATATGATGATTACTGGTCCGCAGGGTTGTGGTAAGACCGTGCTCGCATTCACACTTTCCGAAGTGCTCAATCGTCCGATTTTCAATATTCCGCTCGGTTCCACACAGGATCCCCGCAGCGTGATTGTTGGTAACACGCATTTCCGGGAAGGCGAAGGTACGTTCGTGGCCGAATCGTATTTCGTAAATGCGATTAAGACGCCAAATGCCATCGTTCTTTTGGACGAGTTGACTCGCGCTCACCCCGATGCGTGGAACCTGTTGATGCCCGTGCTCGACTACAAGCAGCGTTTCCTTCGTATTGATGAAGCGCCCGATACGCCGACCATCGCAGTGGCACCCGGCGTGACATTTATCGCCACGGCAAACATCGGCCACTCGTTTACGGCAACGCGAACGCTCGACGCGGCACTTATTGATCGTTTCACTGTTATCGAAGTGGAGCCGCTCAATCGTGACGACGAATACAATCTACTCAAGGAACGTTTCCCTGAGGTCAATGATCGTCTGATTCAGGCGGTGGTCAATATCGCCAATGATATTCGCCGCGATGCGAAGTCGAATGACCCCAAGGTTAGCAACATCGTCAGCACTCGTATGACCATCGAAATCGCCGAGCTGTTGCATGATGGTTTCACGCTCGACGAGGCAGTGGAAGTTACGGTGTATCCCGCGTTCAGCGATGCGGGCGGCACGGATAGCGAACGCACATTCGTCAAGAGTATCGTACAGAAGCACATGCCGACTCGTCTCGATGATGTGAAGAGCCCGTTCACGCTGAACGATCCAAACGGCGAGAGCCTTCCCTGGGAATAATCAATTACGAAAAAATACAAAAATCGGTAATTTCGGTGTTACAAACTTGTTACACAACCAGACTTGATTTTTACAATTCAAGTCGTTAGATTCAGAGTATGACTACTACTATTCAGAATCCATACGTTCAGAAGCGCATCCAAGAACGGATTGCCAAGGCTCGTGAACAGCACAGCGTTTATTGGCTCGGCGATGAAGCCGAAGAAATGATGACGCAGTGCGAAATAGGTTCGCCCGAACACTTGCGGCGGCTTCGCATCGTGCAGCGTGCCATCGGCAATTTCGTTCAGATTGTCACGGGACGTAATATCCCCGTGATTTTCTCAAGTGGCCAGCTCAGTTACACCGACGGCAAGCAGGTCGTGATTTCCGCTGATCTTGATCCGTTGAAAATTGACGTACAGGTCGGTGTGGCGCTGCACGAAGCTTCGCACTGTCTTCTCAGTAATGCGTCGTTGGCATTTCTTCCGAAGATGGAAAAGAACTTCTGTGATCTTGTCGGCAAGAGTACGATTCTGGAGGATGCATCCAAGATCGGCATGAACGAACGAGATGTTCATCAGCTCATTCAGATGATGATGAATTATATGGAAGATCGCCGTATTGATCTGTGGATGTACGAGAATGCGAGCGGGTATCGTCCGTATTATCAAGCATTGTATAACGCATACTGGCACAGTGCGGAGATTGATAATGCGCTGCGCGATCCCAAGTTCCGCGATCCATCCGTTCGTAATTACGAATTGTTCGTTATCAATATGACGAACAAGCATTTCGATATTACGGCACTTCCAGATCTTGACAAGATTCGTGATATTATCAATTTCACGCGCAAGGGTTTGTTTGCGCGTGGTGATGAGGATCTCGGATGGCGTCGGTGGGCTGGTCTGGGCACGGTCAATCACGATCATCTGCCTCTGTTGTTTGCGGATGCGCTTCGTATTGCGGAAATCATCGTCCGTAATAGCAAGTCGGTCACAAGTGAGAATGGTCGGCCGGATGATATGAAGTTGCAAAATGTCAAGACGGTTGTTACTGATATGCCGAATATGGACTTTTCGCCGACAAACGAAAACAGCGACGGTGAAGTCGAATATCGTCCCGTGTCCGGTAAAGAACTCGACGACGCGCTCAACAAGCAGCGTAAGTTCCTTGACCACTCGGCGCTCAATGAACAAAAGGAGACGCTGCCAAATCGGATTATGCGAGATCTCCAGATGCTTGAGGATTCCAAGGCAGAGTTCAAGGCGATTGAGGGTAATTTTCTTGGCCGAGACATCAAGTGTCCGATTATCATTTATCGGGAAGTTACCAAGCAGACGGTGCAACGCAATTCGTTCCCGATGCGATTCCATACGCATAGTTATGGTCGCAATAGTGACCGCAACCCCGATGCCGAGCGTGCGCTTGCCGATGGCATTCGTATGGGTCAGGTTCTTGCCTCCCGTATTTCCGTGGTGCAGGACGAGTCGCCTATGAAGTTCACCCGTCAGGAAACTGGGCGTATTGATAAGCGACTGATTTCGGGATTTGGATATGGTAACGAAAAGGTGTTCCATCATATTGTTACCGAACAGCGTCAACCCGTTGATGTGTGGCTTGATATCGATCTCAGCGGTTCGATGGCGGGTGATAAGTTCCGCAATGCGATGACACTTGCGGTGGCTATTGCCTACGCAGCGGAAAAGAATCGCAAAATGAATTGCACGATTGCGGTTCGTGACGGTGACTTGACACACGCCCATCTGGCGATCATCTATGACAGCAAGCGCCACAAGTTCCAGCGCGTTCGTGATGTAGTGCCATACCTGGATGCGACGGGCGGAACACCGGAAGCGCTGTGCTTTGAAGCCGTCAAGGAAGAAATTCTCAAGACGAGCAAGGGCGCTAAGAAGTATTTCATCAATCTGTCGGACGGTGAGCCCGCTCACGGATTTCAGTGGAAGGGTCGTCACTACTCATACCGTGGCGAATCGGCATACACGCACACCCGTCGTATGATGCAGGAGTTCCGTGCCAGTGGCATTCAGGTAATGAGTTATTACATCGGTCATAGCAAGGAGGAACATGTGGGGTTTCGTAAGATGTATGGTCAAGATGCACATTTCATTGATCCGACCAACATTACCAGCATTGCTCGCACACTCAATAAACTTATGGTCAGCTCCGACCCCTTGACATAAATTTTAACACTAATTACCTTATTTATAACTTTCCGAGGAACTCAAATGGCAAAAAACACTGACAAGACGCATGCACTATTGATTCATCGATTTGTGGATCTCATTGGTCCCGCTAGAGAGCCTTTCATTGAAACCGGT